TCCTTCCCAAGCCAGCGCCATTTAGCAAGGGGAGGGGAAAGGAGGAAAAAATGTTAGATAAGCAAATTTTAAAAAGGTTTGGTGTTGAGGGGAACGATGTTATTATTAAAAGGGGGTCCGTTGCAAATTTATTGCAGCAAGCCCCTTTTTTTATGCCTTATCACTATCGGCATACTTGGAGTGGCGGAGAAGCAATAGAGGAAGAAGCAGACATTATTTTTATGTTTAAAAATGGAAAAACTTCATTTCTAGAAAGAAACGAAGAATGGACAACGGGAGACGGACGGGAAATGAAAGGCGATGAAGGACAAGACTTAAGAGATTGCATAAGTGAAAATGTTGTTGCTGTGCTGTTTCACAAACAAGGGAATGAACAAGGCAAAGAATGGGAAGAAGTTCCTGAACTTTGGATAATAAATAATGAAAATTTAAATATTCAAAAAATAAGAAGACGGATTGAGGATTTTCTAAGGAAAACCGATAAGCTTACAATCTTGAAAACTGCTATAGCTTTAAACGTGAAGCTAGACTAACGGCAACGCACCGCCTCATAGGCACTGCAAGGCCGAGTTTCAGCAGGTTCAATGCCTGTTGGCTCGGCCTTTTTTATTTTGAAGGAAGGAGGTGATATAAATGGGATTAAGAAGAAGGGTTGCTACCAAAGCCTCGTATAAAGAGGCCTTGGATTTGGCCGCTGAACTCATGGCAAGCGGCCATTATGCAGATGTTTGGGTTTTTAAAAGTGGCAAGGTTTTTGAAGTCTGGGTTGAAGATATAGAAGAAGAATAACCCAGACTTTTTTATTTTATAGAAAGGAGGTGATAAAATGAAGTCCGTGCGGATTTCTAAGTATGATAATTCCCAATGTAATGGCCAATTTGTCTTCTTCTCACCTGATTTTAAAGAAATGCCTGTCAAGTGGTTTTTCCCTTATGAAGATGACTTTGACTTAAAACTCTTTCTCAAAATGTATCCTGAATTGTCTGAAGCTGATGTTGAAATTATTACTCCTTCTCAATCTGATATTATTTTGGTCTGCAATTATCTTGAAATTGATGCTGTTCTTACTGATGATATTTCTTCTATTGATTTTGATGCTCAACGCTTCTTTCGGAAGTGGAATGGTGAAGTAAACCAAATTGAATGGCAAACTCCTGATTGTGATGTCTGGTGTTCAATCTCTCTGACTGGTTATTGTCCTCATCCTGAAGGTTGTCCTTACAAGCAACCTTATTTCTGCACAGACATTGCCGTTGTTGTAGCTCCTGAACCTGTAGCCGACATTTGGTTAGTACCAAATTCTGAATTGGATTTCTGGGTCAATGATGCAAGGTGGGTAAAGCATATAAAAAATCAATTAAAAAGGAGGTTAATAAAATGAAATGCACGGAATGTATTTTTTTTGAAAACCCCTCTTACGTTGAAGGGGGGGAAGTTTATCAGGCCGACTATGCAAAATGTCGGCTATACGGAATAATTATGGAGGGGGTATATGAAGGACAGGATGAACATGACGGGGCCATCTGGGATTTTTCTAACTATGAGTGTCCACATCCCAATGAAACTAAAGAAGTCATCAAAATAATTAATAAAGTAAAAAAAGATGTAAAAGGAGGTAAACAAGATGGAAAAAATTTTAAATCTTACTCAGCATGAAGCTACCGCTGAGCAGAAAAAGGCAGGAGTAGTTGAGCCACGTCGCAAGGAAATGGTAAGACAACTTCTTACATTTAATAAATTGCCTCATCGTGCCCTTTTACAAGAACGGGCACAGATGCTCGCTCTCTATGCAAAAGAAGAACAAGCTGATTATGTCCTAATAGGAGGTGCTCCATTTTTCATGAGCACTCTGGAAAGGGCATTAAAGGAAGAGGGGATCATCCCACTTTACGCATTCTCTAAAAGGCAGTGCATAGAAGAAAGAATGCCTGACGGGTCTGTAAAAAAAGTGCAGGTCTTCAGGCATATAGGATTTGTGGAAGTATAAGGAGGTAAAAATGGAAAAATATTTTATAATCAAAAAAGATGGAATCGAAATTTATTTATTTGCTGATACGGATATGGACGACGTGATAGTAAACCGCCAGGAATTATATAAAGTCTTTGAGGAGGCGGGCTTCGAAGTTAAGGAAGCTCCAGCTGAGCCTCCGTATGAGAGCTTTGTCAAAACTGAAAAAACTTGCATTACAAATGGCGATTGTGAATCTTGTAATCTTTTGTATGGTGACTGTAACTGCAGAAAGTAGAAAGGAGGTGATAAAATTGAAAGAAAAAGAATGCTGGGGAAAAAAGGAGAGTAAGAATGAAAAATTTACAAAGAGGATTAGAAACACTGTTTTGGGCAAGGGATGCTAAAAAGATAGAAAATTCATTGATACTTCTCCGTGATTTTTTCAAGGCGGTAGGAGTGCCTTCCTACCGTCTCCGTGAACCCTGCATTTCTACGAAGTGGGGTGACATCTGGCTAAATAGCTATGGAAGAACTGACGTGGTGTATGATCCTCCCAATATAGACTATATCAAAGAGAATTGGCTTCTAAATAGCAATCTAGAGCTTATCTTCTCAAGGATTTTTACTGCAATCAATTCAATCATTGATTATGCAGAAGAATTGCAACAGTTAGAAATAAGAGTCCCCAAAATTGAGCTTTCAGCAAGAATAAATGTCTCTGAATTGAAAACTAAAAGAATAAATTTAGAAAACTTGAAATCATATCAAGATTTTAATAAATTCATTCTGTCTCTTGAAAAATCCTCTAATCTGTTTCTTACTTCTATGTATCAAAAACGTAGCGACCTTATAAGAATCAATGAAGTGTATGTAAAAACACAAACTGATGTCCGAGAAGTCTCGTTTTTTGACCTTCCACATGTAATATATGAACCAGAAATCTCACAAATTGACATACGCTTTTGTGAAGATGAGAAAGATTTTTACTTAGAGGAATCTTGTCCATATTAAAAATAAGAAAGGAGGTGATACAATGCAAATAGTGTGTGCGTGGTGCAAACGTGTAATAGGTGAAAAGCAAGGTGAGGGCACTGGTTATGTTATATGCTCCGAATGCCTTGCAAAGCTAAGGTCTGGAATAGTCACTTTGCGCCGGCACCTCATCGGTGCTGAGCGGATGACGGAGAAAATTTTAAAGAAAGGAGGGAAGTAAAAATGCAAGAAATCAAAAGAATTACAGGCATCATTGAAAGAATGAAGAAAAGAGAAAGGGCTACGCAGAAGGCAAAAGAAGACATTCAAGAAATATTAGATTGGATTTCTGAGCAAGTTCCTGACAGTGTGAGCGGATATAATACTGAACATAAGTTCGCTATCAGATATAATTATTGGGACGGACATAATTGGCAAATGAATTGCGGCGGTTCTGCTAATTTCGCCTTGAGAAATGGGGAAGCTGTGGTGGAAATATTAGACTGGGTTGTTCCTGAGAAAATTATTCATTTTACTTACATAAATGTAAAAGACGCTAGGGTCGCACTTGAGGAGTTTCTTGAAAACATTTCAAAAATAAAAACTTTTGAAAAAGAAGCAGAAAAAATAGCAAAAATAAAAGAAACATTGAATATTAAATAAGCAATTTAAGCACCCACCCTAATTTAAAGGCTCGGTGTTCCTTACAGGAGCATCGGGCTTTTTTTTATTTTGAAAGGAGGTTTGGAGATGTGGCAAATAGAAACTTTAAAAAGATTGTTAAAAACAAAAGAAATAATAGAAAAATCTCAGAATATGATGACTGAGGCAGCAAAAGAAAGGGAACTAAACAATATTGAAAGTGCTATTTACTACTTGCGGGAAGAAATCAGAGAAATACAAAGAAAAAGCAAAATTGGTGGTGCAGAGGACGGACTAGACTAAATTGCTTGTGAAGGAGGTAAATAAAATGAATACTAAAACATATCAACAACTGTTATCAGAATTTTTTGAGAAATATAATAACCTCATTCAAAAGCCTTCTACTAGAAAAAAAGGGCATTTCAAAAAAGCACTTTTAAAACGAAGAAGAAGAAATAAAATTGCAAAAGAAACAAGGAGGAAACAAAGATGATTGATTTCTTTGGCTTTTTAATAATGTTTTGGTTGAGTGGGTGGATTGTTTTGAAATGGATAAATGGTTAGAAAAGGAGAATAGCAATGTATAAAGAAAAAATACCTAAAAAGAAACTGCCTAAAACAGGTTTTACTCGCCATGGACATAGGTCTCATATTAAAGGATTTGAACGCCTAATAGCAAATAAATCGTTTAGAAAAAAATTTGAAATTGTTTCAGATAAACAGTGTAGAAGATTAGAGCAAGAATTAAGAGAAAAATATGAAACTACCCTCTGATTTTTATACAGATATAATTATTTTATTGATTGCCTTATGGATTGCTTCCAGTGCCCTGTTTTTTCATATTTATCAAGAAATAAAACTGCCTCATAATCCTCTTTCTCAAAACCAAATAGTAAATACTGAGCCTAACTGGGTTGCTACTAAAAAAATTGTCGGGAATACCTACAAAACCTCTATTTCTCTTGAATCTAATTTAGACCTTCTAGATACAGTAAAAATAGCACAATACTTTGTGAAACAGAAATGTAAAACGGCTAAGATAAAGCGGATTACTATTCTTTATACAGCCAAAACAAATGTCTGGGTAATTTGGGAGAAAAATTAAGTTGATGGTGCAGAGGACGGACTAGACTAAATTGCTTGTGAAAAACCTTGATAAGATAATTTAACTATTTTATAATTAAAGAAAAAGGGAGGGGAAGAAATGGGCGAATTAAAGATGCTTAGAGCAAGTCAAAATGAAGGCATTGTTTGTCATTACATTTCTTATTTATTTTCAGAATTAATCATTCCTATTAGTTACGATTCTATTCCTGTTTTAATTTACTGCAACGGGAAATATATTGGATTAATTGAAGAAGGATATGTCTGGTGTGATAGTTTTAAATATGAAATAAGGAAATATGAAGTAAGAAAAATTTTAATTTTAAAAGTAAATGTTAAAATATAAAAAAGGAAGGAGGTTAAAATGAATGAGAAAAGAGTTGTAGCAAGGAGAATGGCTTATCACTTCCAAGGCTTTACTGAAAAAGAAGCCTCTGAAGTGGTAGAATTATGGGAAACGGGGCATTTGGAAAAAGTGCAACAAAAATATAACCTGTTTGAGTGGGATACTTGCCCTGCTTGTAGTGCTTTCATTATGTCGGACAGCCACATTACGGGATGTATTGTTTGCAATCATAGTTTTGTGGAGTAAAGGAGGAAATTATGCTTAATGAAGTTAATTATAAAAAAAAGGATGGGAAATATATACCTATTGGTCATAATCGCAGAATACACAATTTCTTTCATGAATTAAATAATCTTTTACCTATAGAAAAACGGCTTTCTGATACAGAAATTGAGAGGATTAGCTCTTTTTTATATGAAGTATTGGAAGAAGATAATAAAAAATTGAAAAATAAGCAAATTTTCTCAACCAGACAACTAATAGCTATATTTCAAGATTTATTAGAAGACGGATTTCCCAGCATTTCTTTTAATGAGTTAATGGATATTTTAAATACATTACAGAGGTAAATCATGTATTACCCACGAGTTACTGAAGTTATATCACCTTTCCTAGAATTTCCTGTCTCAAACAATACATTAGAACTAGCCTGTGAAAGGGGAAAGCTAATTCATAAATATTGTGTGGCTGAATTGCAAGATTTGTTTGTGCCTGAATATGGAGAATTGGAAGGGTATATAAATTCCTTTAGAAGCTTACTACCTGTGAAGCTTATTAAAGCTGAATTTGAAATAAGACATGAACAATTTATTTATAAAGGACATCCCGATATGATAGTTGAGTGGAAAGATGAAAGGTGGTTATGGGATTTAAAAACGTCTGAAACGGCAAATAAAGCATGGTTTATGCAGTTAAGTGCTTACTACTATGCTCTGCCTAAAGAATTGAAGCCTGATAAAATTGCAGCAGTGCGACTAAGAAAAGACGGAAAGCCTGCTATTGTTGATGTGGTGTGTGATGAGGAAATTCCTAAAGCTTTTCAGGCATTTTTAGGTTTTTTAAATGGTTGGAAGTATTTGAAAGGATAAATTTTAAAGGAGGCAAAAATGGTAATTAAATTTAGGGTTTGGGATAAAAAAGAAAAGAAAATGATTAGAAGCCCTGATGATGCTGATTTCAACGTAGTTATTGTCCTTCCTAGTTTGATTCAAATACATGACAAAACAAAAGAAATGAGATGTATTAAAGGTGATTATTTAAATAAAAGATTTGTGCCAATGTTATATATAGGACTTACCGATATAAACAAGAACGAAATTTATAAAGACGATATCGTAAGTTCTGCTTATGACAAATGGATAGTTGCTTTTGGTAATGGTTCTTTTTATTTAAAATCTCCTTCAACCAACAGTTATATGGATTTATCAAGTGAAATAATAAATTGGTATGATTTAGAGATAATAGGAAATATATGGGAAAATCCAAATTTAGTGAAAGGAGGTAAAAATGCAACAAAATAGTAATGGAGTATTTACGGAATTTAGAGCTAATCTAGCTTTAATAGAGGCAAAAAATGCTTTTTTAGTCTGGAAGAAAAGATTTACTCAGCTAGAAGAAGAAGTAAAGACCTTGGAAATAACAAATGAAGAAAGTTGTCAGAAGGCCGCTGAGTTACTGGCTACAATAGCAAAATATGAAAAAAGAATTAACGAGGAATGCGAGAAAAGAATAGCCATCCCTAAAACTTTTATTAAAAAAGTAAAGGCCAGAGCAAATGAGGTTGTCAAACCTCTTACCAACTCAAAAAAAATAGTAAAGTTAAAGTTAAAAGACTACAAAACTCGTCTTGAATTGGAACGGCGTGAAATGGAAAAGAAGGCTGAAGAAGAAAGAAAACGGTTACAAAAGCAGTTGGACAAAGAAGCCAAAGAAAAAGGGATTAAACCAGTCAAGCTACCTGAGATTGCCATGCCTAAAGAAAAGTTGAAAGTAAGCACGGAAGATGGAACGGTTTATGAAAGAAAACATTGGACATTTAAAATAGTGGACTTTGAGAAAATACCAAGAGAATATTTAATGGTGGATAGTAAAAAAGTTAATGCGGCCATCAGGGCAGGAATAAGAAATATTGAAGGACTTGAAATTTATCAAGAAGTAGAAATTGCAACAAGGAGGATTTGAGATGAAAACATTTTGTTATTTTGTGGTTATATTTTTTATCTTACTTAATAATATCGGGCTTGCAATAAAAGCAAAATTTGAAAAATTAAGTCCGCCTATTTTCTTTCTTTTTATGGTGCTAGCTTCAACTGTTCTTTTTTCGTGTATTGTTGTAGCAATAGATTTAACTTTTAAAATAATAAATTTATTAGGAGGGTAAAATGAAAAGATGGATAAAGAAATATAAACCAGGACAAGAAATATGGGATATTGATACTTTAGTAAAATTATTAATTCTTCATGGAGAATGGGTTTATTATAAAGACAGACCTAAACATCCTGAGTTTATCCTTCACATGCAATTAAAAACAGTAATTCAAGGATTAACAAATCAATGTTTTAAAAGGGCAATTAAATTAAAAGAAGGAGGTAAATAAAATGAAAAAAAAACAATTAGAAGTAATCAAGGCCAAATTAGTTTCTCCTGAAACAAGTGAAAAGTTAAAAGTATTACCCAAGTGGATAAAAAAGGATGTTTTGATTGCCGCTTTCTGGAACGCCTTATTTAAGAACCCACAACTCCAACAATGCACACCTGAGAGCTTGCTTAATGCGCTATTGAAATGTGCAGAGTGGGGACTACTACCTGGTGGAGATAATGTTTATCTGATACCCAGACGGAATAATAGAAAACAAGGTCATCCAATAGAGTGTAATGCTCAAATTGGTTATCAGGGTCTTATTGAATTAGTAAACCGAGTGACAGGAGCAGAAGTGGAAGCTCATGTGGTATATGAAAATGATAAATTTGATTATCAATTAGGCACTAATGCTTATGTGCATCATAAACCTGCACCAAAAGACCCAGGCAAACCTTATTTAGCTTATGCTGTATGGAGAAAAGACGATAGAGAAAGTTTTGATATTATTAGAATGGAAGAAATTGAAAAACGGAGGAAAATGTCCCTAGCTTACCAAAAAGCTGAAAAGTTTGGAACCAAAGACAGCCCTTGGCATCTATGGCCTGAAGCTATGATGAGGAAAAGTGCTATATTGAAAATGTTAAAGATGAAGCCAAAGACGCCAGAACTTGAATTGGCAATTTCTGAAGAGGAAGAGGATTTTGGATTGCCTAGTGTTGAAGAAAAACCTAAAAAAGAAGAAACGATTTTTCAAGGTAAGGTAATTGATAAGGTAATTGAGGTGGAAGCTAAAGAAGAAAAAGAAAAAAAGGAAGAACCTAAACAAATTGAAAACCAAGCTCCTGAACCTAAAAGAGAATTAAGCTTTGATGATATGATTATTGAAAGAGGCTTAGATAAAGAAAAAGTAGAAGAATATGTGAAAAAGGTAGCAGAAAATGTTCATTTTTCAGTAACATATGTAAAAGAAAAAGCTAAACAAAAAATGGACAATTTTGTTAAAAAATTTAAGCAATGGGAAGCAAAAAACAAGCCTGCTACTTCTACTCCAAAACCTAAAAAAGCTAAACCAGAAAAGAAAGCTCAACCTGCACAGTGGTTAATAGAACTTGAAGAGCAATTATCAAATTATGACCGTGAGCTAGTGAATGAAGTTTTGAAAGAAAAAGGCTATAACAATATTTATGATATTCCAAACGAAGAAATAGGAATGGAAATTTATTTCATTATTGATAGTAGAGTAAAGGAATTAGAAAAATTATTTTAAATAACAGCCTGCACGGGCAAACAGGTCCCACCTTTCCTCCTCCCTTTCTTGCCTGTTTGCTTGTGTGGGCAATTTTTGATTTGGAGGAATAAATGGATAAATTTAAAAAATGTATAGATGGCGTTTCAAAAGAAAAATATCTAGAGAAGCACTATTGCTCAAATTTTTTAAAAATAAAATATACTATAAACCAATACGATGACGGACTGTGGCATGTTAAATGCTGGTATGTGAGCGAAAGTTATGGAGTAGGGAAAACTAAAACATTAGAAGAAGCGAAGGAAATCTATAAAAAACACCTAGAAAAAATATATAATAAAGTAAAAATAGAATTAACTAAAATATTGACAAGTTAAAAATTATTTGGTAAGAAAGAACCAAGATGAGCGGAGGATATCTTGAAACAAAACCCGCACAGACAGACAAGATTATCTTTTGGCCTCCGCTCATGTCAAAAAAGTCTTGTCTTGTCTGTGTGGGTTTTTTGTTTTGGGAAGGAGGAGTTAAATGAGAAATGAATTAAATGAACAATGTAAAAAACTAATTGGCGTTGAACTTCCTGGTAATACTGTTCCCTTAAGTTGGTATAGATATATAAAAACTCAAAACGGAACAGTGAATCATGTAGCTATAACATTATTGGCGGACATTGTTTTTTGGTATAGGCCAGTTGAAGAAAGAAATCCAGAAACAGGCGAAGCAATTGGTTATAGACAAAAGTTTAAGGCTGATAAATTACAAAAGAATTACCAGTCTTATGTGGATTTATTTGGTTTTACAAAAATACAGGTTAAAAGAGCTTTTGATGATTTGATAAGATTAAAACTTGTTAAAAGAGAATTTAAAACGATAGAAACTAACGAAGGTTTAAAACTTTCAAATGTTATGTTTATAGAACCAATTATTGACAATGTCCTTAAAATTACATACGACCAACGCAAATCTAAAAAAACCCCCTCTTTATCTCAAGATAACCACCTTTCTACTTCAAAATCACTACCTCCTAACCCCGAAGTAAATACCTCTTTACTTCAAAGTAACCACCCCCCTACTTCAAAGTTACCATCTCCTTCTCCTGAAGTTAAGACAAATACAGAAAATACTACAGAGATTACTACAAAGAATACTACAGAAAAAAATAATTCTTTAAATAACTCTTTTATTAAAAATAAAAAAGAAAATATAAATAATAATCTATATAGCTCTAAACACTCAAATAAGAGAAGTGAATTCATCAGTGGAAAAGAAAAATCAAATTCACCTATTCCTAAAAATAACTCATATAGCTATAAACCACCAGATAACTTATCACCAGAAAATATTAAAAAGCAAAGAATTCTATTTGAAAAATTTTGGTTAAATTATCCAAGGAAAGTAAACAAAGTAGGAGCTTTAGCAGAGTGGCTTAAAATAAATCCCGATGATAATTTATTCAATAAAATAATGGAAGGTTTAGAGAATTATTTAAAATATGAATGGCCTAATATGGAACTAGAATATATAATATATCCCAGCACTTTCCTTGCTCAGAAACGGTGGAAGGACAAGCCAGGAGTGCAATATCCCAGACCTAAAAAGGTTTGGGCAACTGGTGAAGAAGAAAAAGACGGTCTATATGATAGCCATATTAAGCCTGTTATTTCAGGTGTTTTAAAGGATGTATAGGAGGTAAAGAAATGGACTATAAAATAGCTTTTGAACTTGCTTTAGAATGGCTTCGCGCTGCAGGAGTTTATGAGGAAGTTGTAAATAAGGCTAGGTATGATAAAGCCATGAAAAATAAAAATTATGCTCTGGAGTATATTCAAGCTTTAAAGCTTCTCAGAAAGGCTTATTTAGATTTGCGTAGAGAAAAAACCATGAAAAAAATCGAGAAAGAGATAGTAAAAATAATATTTTTTAAAGAACCTTGCAACCTCCAAAAAGAAATAAAAAAAATAGAAAAGCTTACTAAACTTTTTAAGTTTTATGCTCATTCTTTAATGTCTGAAAAGGAACTTCAACCTGAATGTCATCTAGTTATAAATAATGATGAAGACTATTGTTATGAAGAAATATTAAATGAAATAGACAAGGAGGATAACTAATGCACTGGGCAGAAAAAGAAGTTGCCTCAGTAGAGCTTTGTAAAAGGTTAAAAGAGTTGGGATTTCCGCAAACACCCGACGGGTATTATTGGGTAAAATATGCTCCTGATATAAAATATAAATTGTATTTTCGAACCAAAAAAGATTTTTTTTATTTCCATAATGGGCAACTTTGGACTATCCTTGCAGACCCAATAGAAGTAATTAAAGCATATACCTACCGAGAATTAAGTGAATGGTTGCCTCCGTATTGGAGGAGCTGGCATCCAGAATTCCCTTGTCCTATAGCTGTGGCATTAGAAAATTTTATTAAAAGAGAATATACGTCAACAAGTAACGAAATTGATACTCGTGCTAAGTTGTTGATATTTCTAAGAGAAAATGGATATATAACTTTTAATCAGGGAGGATAACTAATGATTTGGGAGGAAAAAGAAGTTGCAAGTTTGGAATTAAGCAAAAAATTAAAGGAGTTAAAGTTTCCACAAACGCTTGAAGAGGGGTGGCATTGGGTGAAAACCAAACTCCCTGCTGGGTGGTTATTAGTATTAGAAGGACAATTATATTCAGTGGAAGGCAGTTATATTGTAATAACAGACGATTTAATAGAAGAAATTGTTAAAGCACCTACTAACTCAGAATTAGGTGAGTGGTTGCCATTTTATTTACCAGAATTAGGATTTTTAAGAATAGAAAAAAATGAAGATGGTTTCCATTATTACTATGATGGAATAACCTTTACTCTTAAAAAACATTGTTATTTTATAGAAAAAATTGAAGCCAATGCACGAGCTAAAACAGTAATTTGGTTAAGAGAAAACGGATACATAACTTTCAACCAAGGAGACAAAGATGCCCAACCCAGACAGCCGGCTTGAAATTTTTAAGGATATTGCCAAGAACTACGATATAGTAGTTCATGAAAAAGAGATGATAAGGTTGATTACTATCAGCGATGATTATACCGATTTGGAATTTATTGAAGCAGTGGAAAACTTTTGTAAATTGGTAGCCAAAAAAAATTGTTTTGCAACTTTCTGTCTTTTTCTATATGATAAATTAAAAAAGGGAATACTTTCTTCACAACAAGTCATAAATAAAATTCGAATCAAATACCACCACGAACATCCAGAAGAACCTCAACCAGACCCTTATGATAGATTTAAAGTAAAAGATTGCAAACTACCTAACCCTAATGATATGGAATATAATGCACTGTTACGAGTAATGAATGCCTATAATTATAATAGGCCTCATACAATCAGTTCTTCTGACAGTGAAATAGCAACGAAATGGTGGAAACAGTTAAGAAAGGCCAATTACTTTATTACAGGCATTAAGACAACACAAGAAGGGAAAAAAATTATACTTAAAAAAATTAGACCCTTGACAAAATAAATTACTTGTTTTATTATAAACAACATGGAGGAGATAATGGCATTTAAAAAAGTTGGAGTAATTTTAGGCACTGAAGGTCCTTTTAGAAACATTATTCAAATTACATTTGACCAGCCTTTGGATCTTTTGAATTTAAAAAGTTTACATCAATTATATCCTCAAGATTGGATTATAATTTATACTCATCCATTCGGAAAAACTCTTGAATTTGATAATCAGAATAATAACTTTTATAAAACAATTGAAGAAGAGCTTGCACCTTTCCATTTGTTTTTTGTTGTCTATGAACCAAAGCTTGGAGATTTTGTTTTCAAATATGAAGGTTCTTTGTTTGTTGGTGAATATGATGTCTTTGGGAACTATTTAAAGAATGTAATTTTACCTCATCCCAAATTTCAGGAAATACTTTGTAAAGGATTGAAGGTTTGCTTCCATTTAAATTTTTTAGTGAATTGGAGGATAAAAGAATAATTAAAAATTGGATATGTGATGGATAGTTTATTTGCTCTCAGACGCACATATTTCAACGCTGAGCTAATTTTGGCATCAAAGACATATAAAAGCATGTCTTAGCCATTAACCCTTGCTCAGAAACGAAATATGAAGGAGTTTTAATGGAAATTTTTATAGAAGTATATAAAGGCTATAAAATCTTTTTAAAAAATAAAAAATATACAGCTACAAAGAATGAGACGGTATCTATTTCTGCAGATACATTAAATGATATTAAAAGAATTATTGATGAGATTGAAAAAGATGAAACAGAATAATATATTATATTTATTATTTATTATTACCTCCCCCTCATACATTTTGAGCAAAATTTTAAAAGGTGCTTTTAAGAATGATATATTGGACATTTAGCACGAGTGGTGAAATTCAAAGTTTGAATAACGAGGTAAAATTGGTTAAGTTTTTAATGGATTATAGAGAGGTTAGCAAATTCAAACTTTTTCACGTAATTAAATTATTTTATTGAAATGACACGGCAAATTATCGGCATTAAATACATCAAGAGAACATCTGATAGTTGCCCCAGCCAATGGGAAGTGAAATTGATGGACGGCAGGATGGTCTATGTAAGATATAGATGGGGAGTATTGAGTATCAAAGTATCTCCAAAGAAAACTGATGATATTATGGACGCCGTAAACGGTAGAGAAATCCTCGGGGGACAATTAGGGGCAGGATTTAATGGCTTTTTAGATGGTAATACCATGAGGCAGTATTTAAGAGTAGCTTTAGAAACACTAGCAAATGAAATGTAAATAGTATAGGGAAATTTAAAATGAAACAACCTTTTAAAGTAGGAAATATTGTAGAAATTTTGCCCTGTCCATATGCAGAAACATTTGATATTGTAGGAAAGACGGCAAAAGTAATTCAACTTCTATCCTTTTCTAACATAGTAGCCAAAATTAAAGTGGAGATAGGTGATAACTTTTTTTATTTGCCTCCAATGGAATTGAAAAAGATTAAAGGAGATAAGAAATAAACCATATTTCAAGTTATTAAGTAAACTTGAAATAAAAGAAATATTTATTTCAATAAAGGAAGACAAAGTAATGGGTAAAAAAGGGGAAATAACAGTAGAAGAGTTGGTAGAACTAAAAACAAAGCTAGAGAAAGATATAAAGGAATATTTATCTACTAAAGTCCATGATTCCCAGCAAAAGACTGGGGTGCCTGTGTCTTATATTAGTGCTTCTCTTCCTCCAAGAGGGATAGCAGGAATTAGAGAAATAATTGTAGATGTCAAAGTAGAAATAGATATTGATAAAGTAGGGGAAATTTAAATAGCTTTAAGGAGGACAAAGCAAATGAAAATGCAACGAGGGACTAACACCACTGTGACAATCTCTTTACCTCTTGAACTGCTAATAGCGATTGACAAAGAATGCCAAAAGAAAGATGTCAATCGTAGTTACGTGGTAAGAGAAGCTTTAAAGCAATATTTCAAAATTAAAAAATAAAAGTGGCATCTGGATTTGAGCTAAATGTCGCAAAGAGGTTCTGTTTTGAAATTGGTCTTGGAGTATTTAGACAGTTTCCAAGACTATGACGGTGAATTTGTTTTTACTATTAAAGAGATGATGCAAACTCTTGGATTAAACACTAGCCAATACTCAACAGCTTATAAAATATTAAACAAGGCTGTTGAGTTTGGTAAAGTAGAAAAAATCAATTCAAGAGATTACCGTATTATCAAACATACCACACCTACTTCTTTCCAAGATATGTTAAAGCCTGAATTAAAAATACCACTGCCCTTTGGCATAGGATACAAATGTTTATTATTTCCTTCAGATATAATTTTGATTTATGCGAGTTATGGGCAGGGTAAGAGTTACTTTGCTATTAATATTGCTCTTTTTTATTTACAAAGAGGTTTAACGGTTCATTATTATTACTCTGAATGCAAAGAGAATATTGCTTATCGGTTTGCCAAGCTAGTTGATGTAGAACAAATGATTGAATGGGAAGAAAAAGGGAAAGTTAAGTTTATTCCTATTTCAGACCCGTTTATGAAGCCTCTTGCCATAAGTAAAAACAGCATAATCATCTGGGACTGGGCAGACCTAACAGGTAGGTATGATAGGGTAAATAAATTTATCAGTAAGTTACAGGAAGGACATAAAAGTCTAATCTTTCTATTTTGGCAGGCAAGAGAAGAACATGGGAAGCTAAAGCCTTATGGCAGAGAAAGCTCACTCCAGAGACCTGCTTATGGATTTGAGATTCTATATGACGGTGAAGATAAAAAAAGAGAATATCCAATTTTGCAATTTACAAAAGTTAGGCAAAGTGAATATTACACAGAAGGCAAAGAGATTTATTTGAAATTTAAAAAGAATGGTGGTTTGGTTTATTTAAAAGACTGCCATCATAGAGGGCAGTTAAAAGAAATATTAAGGGAAAGAGAGGATGATGAGTAAAATGAAGTATAAAGTGGGAGATAAAGTAAGAGTTCGTCAGTGGGAAACGATGGCAAGACAGGGCAAACTGCTACATGAAGGTATAGGTTTTCCTGAAAAACGCTGGCTTTTTTTAAAAGAAAATAGAATATTCTGTGGGCTAGCTGTTACTATTAAGAATGTTGCAGATGACTACTATCGTATTGAGGAAGACAATAGAGAATGGCACTGGATTGATGAAATGTTTGAGGGATATGCCTTTGAATATGGAGAGGTTGCTGAATTCAGCAATAACGGTGAAAAATGGGAAAGAAGAATTTATGTGGATTATATTGATGGAAGCAAGTATCCTTATATAGGCGTGCATCCACTTGATGAGAATAAATTTAAAAAAGGCGAAAACTTTGACCATGGGTCATGGAAATATGCCCGCCCTATTCCTAAAAAACATAAAATAATCATTAACGGTGTGGAAATTGAAATATCTGACGAAGATTATAAAGCATTAAAAGAGAAATTGTGCAAAGGAGAATAAATGAAAGATACTCGCAGAGAAAAAGGATTAAGATTCCAAAAATGGATTAAGGATTGGCTTGAAGAATTAGGCTGGGCTGTTCATAACCAGAAACCTGTCGGTAGAATGATTGTTACAAAAGATAAGTTTGGTAAGAAAAAGCAAATTTATATTAGCCAACGAAACGATATATTTGGTTGTGTGGATTTAATTGCTAAAAAAGAAAATAAACCTACTTTATGGATACAGGCTACACTACATACAGGATTGGGTGAAAAAAAGAAAGCCTTGCAAACAGTGCCTTGGGGTAAAGAAGACATGGTGCAAGTATGGGTTAAAAGAGATGGGCATGTGGATATATTTATGCTGGGCTGTGATAGTTTACATTTAATTGGAAAGATAATTAGGAGAAAGTTTTATAAGGGAGAGTATGTAGTATGGGAGTTTTAAAACAAAAAGATTTATCATATTATCTCAATTTGCCTTATCATATCGTAATTCAAAAACACTTTGATTATGAAAGAGAGGAATATTTTCGGGCAGAAATACATGATTTACCTGGCTGTGCAGCTGAAGGTGAAACAGTAGATGAAGCACTTGAAAGAATATGGGAAGCAAAGAGAGCATGGATAGAGGATAGGCTTGAAAAAGGTTTAAATATTCCTGAACCAAAAGATAATGTAAATGTTGTTACTATATATGATATTGATGTTGCAGATATAGCACCTAATATTGCAATAGAAAAGGATAATGAAAATGAAGAATTTGACTTTGAAAATGAAGATTACATAGAAATAGATTTAAGGAGTGAACAAAACAATGAATGCAAAAAAGGCTAGACAGTTAAGACAACAAGTATATGGTAAACTATATAGCCCTCGTTTTAGAACATATCAAAGAATAGGGGAATGCATAGTAGCTGACCCAAGACGTCGGGCTTATAAAGAGTTAAAGAAAAAATATAAAAATAGGGATGAATTATGAAACGAGAAATATTATGTAAGGCCTGTGCGGAAAATCAAAAAGAAAAAGTAACACATGAACCAGATGACTGCTTTTATGATGAAAAATGTATTGAAAAATGGGGTAAAGCCCTACACAATTATTATTGTGATTTATGTGGGAACATAATTAAAAAAGGGGAAGCATGCCTTGCTCGTTCTTTAATAGGTATAGGACAGACATATTCTTGTTGGGAAGAAAATTATATAAAAATAAATCCAAAAAATAGGAGGTAAAAATGAATGAATTAAAAGAACAACACAAACCAATAATGGAGAAAGCAATAATAATATCAACCGCATTGGATGATTTGAATACAACAATTGATGATTTGACCGTTGAATTAACTCCTTATTTATCGCCTAAAAATGAAGAAAAACATGAAACGAGAGAAGAAAGCTATGATGAAACATGTATTTCTCCCCTTGAAAAATATTTAATAGAATTTTTGGACAAAATTGATGCTTTGAAAATGAAGATTAAACAAATAAATAGCCGTATTAGATAAAGGAGGAAGGGGAAATGGGGAAAATGTCACTAAAAGAAGTTTTAGAAGCAACGGCAAACTCCATAGACCATTGGGAAAGAATGATAAATTGGGCGAAGATACAAAATCCTAATCAACGAGTTAAAGCACTTGATATGTTTAAAGAAATAAAAGAAACTTGGTCTAGTGATGATTGTCCTCTTTGCCAAGCTTTTTTTCATTTGGATGTAACTGATTATGATTTATGCAAGCATTGCCCTCTTAGGGTTATATTTGGAAGCTGTAACAAAAAGCAAGAAATGAATGTTTGGCAAGATGTTAGTAATGCTAAGACTTGGGGTGAGTGGGTAAAGAGTGCGGAAGTTATGTTACAGCAATTACAGACTGTTTTTCAAATTATAAAAGTGAGGGGAAAGAAATGGAACAAGAATTAACTAGGGCAAGAAGCACTAATTATATATATTAAAAAATTATGGAGGCCATCATGAAAGAAATCATTTCACGCCAGTTAAAATGGCAAAGGAAAATGATGGAACAAGGCAGATGCACTATTTGTGGGAAACCTGCTATCCCTGAAAGTAAGTTATGTGTGCGATGTTGGGTGTCTCAATACCTAAAAAATAGGAAAACAAATAAACGAGGAACAATTAGCAATTCAAAATGTATTAGAATATTACAACTACTTGTAAATGAAGATTGGGAAAGAAGGAATAGACCTATTAAAGAAAAAGCTCCTTCGCCTTTTACTGTTTATGGGCAGGTGGATGTGAAATAATGAGGCGTAATAAAATACTTAAATTAGAAATTTCAAACAAAGAAGCTAAGGAATTATTTGAATGGGCTGATAAGCTTAATTATCCCTTGTCTGCGAAACTGAAAAGTGCAATAGTTTTTACTATAACTGCTAGTCCAGCGGGTTCTTTCCTTTGGCATGTGTTTTATTATTACAAATGCGACGTTGAAAAAGTAAAAACAGAGCTAGAGCGTCAGTATAATGAAGAAGGAATAAAAGGAATGGAATTGAAATGGGGATTTGAACGAACCACGATTTTGCAAGGACTTAAGAAATTGAGAATTAAAACCAAACCTAAACAATATAATCACGCCCCGCATGGTCTTGCTTCTGAAGCTTTTGCTAGGTATGGCGGAATAAAAAAAGTATTAGAAAAATTTGGAAGTGTAACAAGGTTTGGAAAAGTTTGCAAAATTTCTTATACTAATCTAGCAATTCACCTGAAAAAGAAAGGATATTATTATGACAAAGACGAAAGAAAATGGAAACTTAAAAGGAAATCAAATGGAAATTAAAGGATTTATTTGTGGGCCAAGGCGTGGTAGGTGGAGCAAGCCCAAACCAATTAAGGGGTCAAAGGAGTATAAAGAAGGCAAATTGCCAAAAAAGTTACGATGTGACAATGACCATATTTTGCATGGTAGACGGTTATGGTATCCAACTGAAGATTGTTTTTATGTAACATGGGAATTAACTGAAGAAGAATTTGACAAAGCATTGGAGGAAGGTGATTTATTTTCCTTGGATATGCCATCTATGATTTTATGCCCTGACTGTGCGAAATATTTTGAACAAGAATATTTAAAAAGGAGTAAGCAATGCCAGAAAAAAAAGTAAATCAAATGAATTTAAACAGAGACTATTGGTTACGCATTGCACTGCAGGTTGATTCAATCATTGCTTTAGTGCGTAGCTCCATTGAATTGAAAGACTTAGAAAGGTTTAGTCGCTTTCTGATGAGTCAAGAGGCAGTGGATTTGTTTAAAGAGGATTATCCTAGGCTAGTAACACGGGTAAGGTTGATAGAAAATGCCTTTAAGTGGTAAGGAGAATTCATGATTAAAGTTTACGCATTAAGTGGAAGTCACGATGTCGGCAAGACAATGACCTTTGTCTATCTCCAAAAGCTATTATCACCTGATAAGTTTGCTTTTGTGGGTGAGTTTGGTCATTGGATATTAACGCAGATGGGGATAAGAGATACTTGGAGGGAAAAAATTTTTACTGACCGCCTAGCTTATGGATTGTTTGAAGATGCATTGGATAACTGTACTATTGCTAGTTATCTGGTGCATAAAGACAAGATAATTGTGGCAGACAGAAGCATTATAGACAACTGTGCTTACCGATTATTAGCTAATTTGCCTTATATCCTCTCTTTGTGTGATTTGGAATTTCGGGGTATTGATTTATATACTTTCTTTCTGCGGTCTAAAGAAAGAGAGGATATTAGGGTAGTCAAAGCTATGAAAGAAATATTAACCAAACATTACTATCCTTATGAACAAATATGGATAATTAAAAATAAGCCAAAAGAAACTGCTAGAATAATTGCAGATAAAATTTTGGAGATGGAGAAAAACAATGCCTCAAGCCAATTTCAAGGTTGGTGACAAGGTAAAAATCCTACCTAATTTCTATACCAAAGAGCTTAATATATGTGGAGAGGAAGCCATTGTGGTGCATGTATGCAATGATGAGCCTAGACAAGTAAGAGTTGAAGTGCTAGATAAAGGAAAGTTTTATTTATTGTTGAGTGAGGTAGAGAAGGTATGAAAAAATACACCATCGTAATTGACCCAGGGCACGGTGGTAAAGACCCAGGGGCTGTTTATGCAGGATATAAAGAGAAAGATATTGTTTTACCTATTGCATTATATTTGGGTGGGTTTTTATCTTATATTCCTGCTGAAACTAATCTAAAAGTAAACTGCGTTTATACCAGAACGGCTGATGTATATGTGCCATTACGAGACAGAGTTTTTATTGCAAACAGTGTAAAAGCAGATGCCTTTATCAGCATCCATGTCAATGCTTCTCCTAAACATAATGCTAGAGGAGAGGAAATCTGGATTTATCCTAAGTCAACTGAAAGTGCTAAATTAGCAGACAGCATTGCTATATTTATTGATGAGATTGTCCCAGATAAGTTCAGAGGAATTAAAGAAGGAAATTTTTATGTATTAAGAAGAACTAAAATGCCTGCCGTTTTAATTGAAGTTGGTTTTATAGATAATCCTATTACACCATTACATTCTTCTCATATTCAAATTAGGGCGGCATTTTTAATTGCTAGTGGGATTAAAAGATATTTGTTAAATATTGAATAATTTGCACGAGAATGCCCTGTATTGCATTTTCTCGGCCTTACCCATATCAAATATCCTGTTTTGGTTCAAACCTGCCTCAGAGGCTAAATATGTGGCACTACCTCCTTAAAAAAGATAAACTGTATTTTTAAACCGTCTTTCCAATTGTTGTAAAGTCCAGTCTGGTTTAAATTTATTCCAACACTTGTCCAATTCCATCATCCGTGCCCATAAATGAGGATAGAAACGATAAATATTTTCTAAGTCTTTCATCCTCCTAAATGGACACCAAAAACAGCCTGTGCGACTTATTTTTTCATATAATCCATTCCAATCAAAACCATAGCGGTAACATATCTTTAATGCTTCTTGGCTATCAATCCCAAATTCTACAAGGGGGTAACTTTCTTGTTTACGATATTTCATTCTTTTTATTTCACTTGCACTTATTCCCATAAGCCTATATATATTTTTTAATTGCTTTTTCTTAAAGTATAACTTCTCTGGCAAACACTTAAAAATTCTAGTGCACCACCTTAAATGCATCCGAGGCCATCCATAACCAGTATATCCCTTTCTAGTTTTGTGTTCACACATCCAATATTCAAAATGTCTCTCAGGTTTTAAACAAGTTATTTCAACTCCAAGTTTCTTTTGAACTAAATTTATATGTGTATATATTTCTGGGAACTCCGCTCCAGTATCATTAAAAATGATTTCATCAAATGGTATTTGATTTTCTAATAGCACTATTAACATAGCAGTGCTATCCTTACCACCAGAGAAATAAACAACTCTATATGGCTTATTAGAGTTCGGCATTAGACCTTACCTCTTTTAATCAATCTTCCACCACAAGCCTGAATTATCTGCACGAAATTTTCAGGCGTTACTTTCCAAGGCTTGATATGCGTCCAATCAAAAATTTTTACCAGTGGAGTAATACAACCTTCACTACAAAAATATTGCCCTTTCTTTTCTTTTCTCCATTTTGTAAACAGGCCAAAACCAGCTACATAATCAAATTTAGCTTTCTTCTCTACAAGACCTAGAAAGAAATTATGTATTACACAGGCTTGACCATCTGAAACCTCTAATCCCCATATCTCGTATTCATCACCTTTTTTGTATCCTTTAAATATCGGCCTAATATTCCATCTTACATTCAATAACTGATACCAATGCTCAGGCCAGCATTCTACTGCATACTTGTCATTCCAAACATATGCTATGTGAGAATAATCCGATTGTGTCTGATATCGGATAATTCTAGCTAACCAGTCAGTGCCTTTGTAGGCGAGGAATTTAATCAGCATTTTACAAAGCCCCCACAAACTTAATCATATAAGGCACTATCTTTTCTATTATATCTTTACCAACCAAAGAACCAAACCTCTGCCACAGTCCTAATAACTTTCCTTTCTCACACTCCGTTAGTTCATCTACCGTTTTCCCTTTTGTTATTTGTTCAATTTCATCTAGTATATTCAAAGCTTCAGCAGGTAGCTTATTTATATCATCACCTAACGCTGCCTGCCAATAACAGGTAGAAAATTCACTATGTTCACATAAAACCTGAGCCAACTCATTAGCCTGTTTCATAAAACCTTCATATCCCTTTGTTATTTTACCCGTATGCCCAGCACAGCCTAGAAATACAAAACAAAGAAAAATAATGGATAATTTTTTCATTTTACCCTCCATTTAATCTTTAAAATATTTAATTAAATTAATCAATCTTTCAAAGTTTTCACATAGTTTTAATAATTGTTTCATAAGTTTTTGACATTCCTCTGGGTCTTCTGTTTCAGAGCATCTAGTTCTAGCCTCCACTGCCCACTGCTTGATTAAAGTAGTAAGTCTTCTAGCTTCTATCTCTTGCTGGTTCAATGGTTATCTAACCTCCAAATTATACTTTGGAAACTCTTTTGTAAATGCCTCCAAATCTTCTTTAGTATATTCATTTTTTTCTTTATAAAAAGGTGTTGGACGGGCTACCTGTAAACAAAGAAGGTGGTTTTGGCCAACTATATAAATAATCTTCTCTAAGTCTGTGAATGTCAATAAACTGCTATGCACGGTAGTTCTGAATTCACAAGGAAGTTTAGCACTTTTAAGAAGAGTGACTGACTTTTTAACAGGTTCAATTGGGAGCTTGGTATTGGTGACAGCTTGATATTTATCCCAAGGGGCTTTAATGTCCATAGCAATATAATCCACTAGTTTCTTTCTTATAAGCAAGGTCAACATAGAAGGCCTAGTGCCATTGGTATCCAGTTTTACCGCAAACCCCATATTCTTTAACCATGCACAGAAGGCAGGTAAGTCTTTATGTAAGGTAGGTTCACCACCAGTAATAACCACTCCATCAATAATCCGCTTCCTTGTTAATAGAGATTTGTGGATTTTTTCGTAAGGAATGGAGGGCTGTAGACAATCTACTAATTGGAGATTGTGGCAATAAGGGCAACGAAAGTTACATCCTTGAGTATAAATAACAGCAGATAAATGGTTAGGGAAGTCAATCGTGGAAAAAGGAGTAAATCCTCCAATATTTAGGTTAAATTCTTGCTGATTCATAAAGTTCTAACTTCCACCTTACCTCTCTCAATCTCCAACCAGCTTCTACTGTCTACCCAATCTCCACAATCACCAAGTTGTTGTCCTGTTTCCAATTTATGGATAGAAGGATAATGAGTATGTCCAACAATCATTATCCTACACCAATCAGCTTTTTCTAAAAAAGAAAATGCTTTTGCATATATCTGTCCTATTTTTTCATGCCATTTTTCTCTATTTCTCTGCTTCCATTTAGAAGGTGGATTAAAAAACCATGGTGCAAACTTTGACAATAATCGCCAATTCCAATGCTTACAAAGAGGGTCAAATTGATAGCCATGCACAAATCCCATTCTGCCTATGCGGTAAAAAGGGAATGATTGTATTTCCATTCCTAATAATTCAGTTAGACTTTTTCCTAACTCTGGGTCATGATTACCTTCAATAAAAACTGTTTGGGTTGCCTTTATAATCTTTTTTAATGCCTTTAATAACTCTTGTCCAATATAGCTATTTTTAATATCTTTAATATTACATCTTACTAAATCTAAAATATCACCACAAAAAACAACCTTATCTGCCTTAGAAATATAATCAGCAAAGGGAATAAAATATTGCGATGTATAAGGAATATGGAGGTCACTAACACAAACTATTTTTTTAGCCGACTTTATACCAACTTGAGCCACTCCAGCCTCCCCGTATTACATCTTCATTATGAACCAAAATTACATCTTCAAATACGGCTGTAAAATCACCATAACTAACTTGGATAGTAGCACTTTCATCTTGAACCGTAGTTTGATAATCTCCCCAAAAAGAAGAACCCCAAACGACATCCATTTGTTTTACTTCAGTAGAAGAAACCCTTGGTGTAAAACCCTCATCTATTATATATTTTACCTTGCATATCACTCCTACTTTATCACTTCCAGCAAAGAGTAATCCAATAAAACTACCAGGGAAGTCTTGGTTATCAGGAAGCATACATAAATGTTCAACAGATGGCCTATATATTCCAAAGTCAATATGATTTACATTTTCTTGGAATGCTTGAAATCGTGTATTACGGTTAAATAAGCTCCAGATAAAATTTAGACATGCAACAATCCCTTTTGATATTTTACAGGGGCTTGGAGTGGTAGCGGGTTTAATTTGTTTATGCCAAATATATTCACCACAAATATTTTCTTCTGGTGTGCCTCCATGATAAGGGCCCGGCTGATATATCCTTTTTTCTTTCACATCATCTGGGCTTACACTAACATCAGGCACTACGCCATGAGCATTGCTTCCTGCTACTACCTCATCAGCAATAAACATCATTCCTAAAGAAACGGCAGTTATATCATGATTACCCACAGATAAACCCAATAAGACAGGTCTAACCTTTTGCGTTCTATCAATATTTAAAGCTTCAACCTTACCAATCTCAATTACTTTAATTCTCATCCCCTTCACATACCGAGGAATAAGGTCTTGCTTTGATAAAAATTCTTCTTTCTCTTTCTTTCTAACATAAACAATTACAGTATCCACCTTCTTGCCAAGTTGCTTATCAAAATACTGTATGATTTGATTGGAATGACCAATCACATTTTTTTTGCCCTTTACTTTGCTGTAAACTTTTTTAATTTTCTTTTCCATCACTTACCTCCCCAAAAAAATCCTTTAGTAAAAATGGCTAAAAAACCACCAAATGCTCCCCCTGCAAACGAAGTGGTCTTATACCACCTCGTCTTTTTTTCTACTTTTTCTATTTTTTGTTCTATTTCTTTTTTATTATTTGTTATTTGAGCACAAACAGCATCTATTTTTTTAGATAGGGCATTAAGCTCTTTATTTATATAAGTTGTATGTGTCTCCAATAAATCCTTTACATATTCCATTTCTTTATTGTTCATGGCTAATCTCCTTTACAGACCATAATTTAATAGTCCTGTTGTGGATTTTGGCCTTGTAAAAGACTGTATTTCTTTAGTCTTTTTTCTTTTTAAAAATTCATACTTTGCTCGTCTTTTAGCATAACGCAAATATCTTGTTAGCTCCTTTGGTGTCATTTTCAAAAGAAGGTCTAGCTGGTCTTCATCGTTTAAAGCACTAAAAACTCTAATGTCAGGTGCTAACCTTATAGTCTTCCAGAACCTTTTACTTAAAACTATATTCTTCTCTTTCACTTCTTTTAAAGTCTCTACAAACTCAGCCCAAGCCTTCTTTCTTCTTTCAGGGTCATGATGATTTTCTGCAATCCAAAGCAAGCTTCTTAACTGTGCTTTGATTTGATTTGTTTCATATTTTTCTCCACGCTTTTTAATTCCTTGAAACCGCTTAGAATATAAATTGTAAATTTCATTTTGAATTTTTGTCCTTGTTATATAACGAGGTGCAACGCCTATTCCTAAAATAGGTAGAATGCTTTTTTCTCCACTGATTTTTTCATGCCGTATAAAATTAGCAATTGAAATTGGGACTAAACCGCTTGTGCCCAAAAATACAGCGACTTGCTCTGCCTGTTTAAGTAAGGGTGCATTGGGGTCTCTTATTTCTGTTTTGAAATAGTCTTGATTAGTAAACAAATCCAAAGTTAAACTAATTACTGGATTTAATTTATGCCAAGCAACAGTAGATATTCCTTTAAAAATTCCATGCTTTTCTAATGCAGCTTTAGCAACCCAGTATTCTTTAGTCATTGCAGGCAATTGTAATCTCTCATCACTTCCATCAGGGTTTTTCTCGCCCGTTTTAGGATAGAAATAATCTAACAATTCTTGAGGGGGGTTTCCTGTAAAAAGATAACACATTAATCCGCCAATCATTCCAACTACAAAAGGATATGTAATAGAGAATTGTATCCTGCCAGTCCACAAAGGCATTTTCTTTTTCATAATAGCTTCTTTAATGTCAAGACCTGCTCCTCCCCATTCTCTTATAGTCCCTAATTGCCAACTTAACGATAAAGAACTCGCAACAGCCAAATCCCTTACAGTTCTATTCCAGAAAAGATTATCATAAACCATCTGTCCAAAATTATTATCCATACTATCCCATATCATTTGTAAGGCTCTATCCAGCTTTGCTCCTTTTACTTCTGGATGTGCTGATGTAAAATCTTTTGCTTGCTTTAAAAAAGCTCCTATTTTCAATCTAGGCACATACCATTCCATAAGAGGTGCTTGTATTTTCTCAGCAATAGCTGGAATTAATTTAATAGTTCCTCCTATAATGTTTTTCTTTCTAAAATCTCTTATTGCTTTCTTCCAGTTATCTTCAAGCCCTATTTTATAAGCCTTAGAAAGTTTATATCTTGCACCTGCTCTTATTAAATAATTTACAATTTCTTTATCTAAGTCAGTTTGGATACTTCTCTTGCCAAGCCAAAGTTCAACAGCTTTATGCCCTAATTTAAGAGAAGAAACGGGGCCAGTTAAAATATCTGCAAAACGGTCTAAAGCAACGTCAATATTTCCTTTTAAAGTATTGTTTGTAAGCCTCATTACATTATAAGTTAAGTCTGATAAAGTAACATTCAAAAAGTGAAATCCGCTAAGACCAAGTTTAACAGCGACAAAAGGATTTTTGACTGCCATAAATGCTTTGAAAACCTTACCCCAATTATCTGGCCGAGACCATAAAGAAGGAGAAAGCCATTTATCTACTATGTTGGCAGCTTCTTTGGGCATTATCCATTCGCCTGTCCGCACCATTCCCTCTTTGCCTCTAAAGAAGACTTGAAGGGACGGGTCTTTAGGAACTACCCAGCCTTTCGGTGGTTTTTTAAAACCTCTTTTAAATTTCAAAAGTTCATATGCTTTCATTTCATTAAGAAAGTCTTTCCGCATCTTATGATGAAGTGCACTGAAATATCTCCAAAGAACCATCTCTTGGGGATTGGTAGTAATAGGTTCTAGTCCTGCTTTAATTCCATCACTCATTAACTTATAAAATTTATGTTTATAATACCCTGGTGTGGTATTTAACTTTTTCTGTATCCATGCTTCTGCTTTTTCTCTGTTTTTCCATATTCCAGGCCAATAATTTTCTAAATAATCAAGCCTTTCATTAACGCTTTTATCTATCTCATAAGCTTTATCAAGCAAAGCACGGTGTTGTTGAGCCATGTCTTTAACAACTTTACTATCTTTACCAAACTCAGAAAAATCCGTATCACCTTTCATCATCTTATCAATATAAAGTATCTGCTTATCTACAGGCTGTCTGTCCCACCATTCATGAGAAGTTTTTGTTGCTTCTACAATGGCATCAATCTCTCTTGCCCTTTCCGCCATTAATCTTCTAGCAGATATTCTAACCATTGCAGCAGGTTCTTCAGGTGTAAATATTTTATCTACTTCTCCTGTTTTCTTAGCTATATCCTTTGTAATTACAGGTTCTTTTTTTACTTCTTTTTTTAGCCCTTCCTTTGCCTTTATTCTTTCAAGATATTCCTTAGCCCAAGCAATGCGTTTTGAATATTCCTCTATAGGTTCTCCTAAACGATATTCAGGAATTTGTCTTAATCCCCAAATCTCATTCGCTTCTGCATGAATATTAGTTGCCTGTCGTATAGTTGTCCCTGAAAATGCGGCATCAGTTAAAATATTTTTACGGATTAACTCAGTAGAAGTATTGTATAAATCTTTGGTTTCTTCATATTTACCACTAAAAACAGCAAAGACATGATTTGTGCCAAATTCTCTGACACGCCCCCTTATATAATTTGTTATTTGTTCAACATTAGTAAATAACCTAGCAGGGACTTCCTGTATAAGTCTAATCTTATTACCTGAACAATATATCAATGTTACAACCTTAGAATCGTCTTTAAAACTACGGCTAATTAACGCTAAATCTTTTTCAGTTTTTATTTTAAAACCTAACAATCCATGAGGTTTTGTTGGAGATAATAAAGGGTCAACCCAATCTTTAGGAATGCCTGGTAAGGGCAAAACATAAGTAGTGCCATTTCCTTTAATTGCACCATATTTACCAGAATTTATTATAATGTGATGCTTTAACCCTGGTATTTTATCTGCACAAGCCAATGTAAAATTTATATCATCTAAAGAAGGAGAGGGATTACCGCTGGGATGGTTATGCACTAGATAGTATCCATCAGCCCCAAGCCTTTTCATTCTATTTTTAATTTCCCATATAAATTTAGGAGAAAGTTCGCTTGCAACAAAATTAGGCATTCTATTTGTTATGCCTTCATGAGCAACTATTTTATTACCCTTCATATAGAATATTCTTAAAGTTTCAAATCTTGGGTCACGATAGACTTGGGCTACAACTGCCAAATCAGCGGGATGTTTAATTTCTTTACCTCTTAAATCTACTCTGCCTGTTTTGATGAGGTCTTTGCGTATTCCTTCGGCAATTGTTTTAACTCCGCCACCTTCTTTTGCTGGTTTTGTTTTTTCAGAAACTGGAATAAACTTTGGTGGCTTAGAAATAACCCGTTCCAGTCCTTGTAAATCACTAAGGATTTCTTTTCTTGTTTTTGATGCTGTTTCCTCATAGTCTTTATCCCTTACTATATATTCTTCTCCATGTTCATGAACTTTAATTGTTTTTTCAGGTTCAGGCTTCTTTTCTACAATTCCTTTTTGAGCAAACTTTTTTGCTTCTTCTAAGGATTTGAAAAACTTTGTTTCAATGCCTTTGTTAATAGTTACTTTCTTTCCTTCGTATGTAGTTTCATAAGGCTCAAACCTTATAACTCTCCATTGTTCTGTTTCTGGGTCTGCTTTGATTTGATACCATGTCTTTTTCTCTGGATGACGCACTTCATATAAATTTTCTTTGGGTTGAGTTATTATAGGTTCTTTCTCTTTAACTTCCGCTTTTGCTTCTTTAACAAGCTCAGGCTTAATCCCATAAATCCATAAAGTTTCTGAAGGAACTGTTTTATTAGCTTTAACAGCATTCATTACTTCTATAAAATGAGGGTCTAACATTACAATGTGTTTTACTGGTTCACCTTTTGCTGTATCATGCAACATAGCTACGGCATCGTATCCGTGCTTATGTAACCATTGAGCAAAAAGACTACCTTTTATATGTTCATTATATAATTTTCTTTGTCCTATTTTTACTAATTCAGCGGTTACAATAGACATGTTATTTCTAAACAATTCCCAAATAGGAACTTTGTCTAAATCACCATGATGCGTTTCAAAGCCATATTTATCAAGTTCTTCTATTAGTTTTTTGGGCACATCTTTCCAACTCCAATTTTTGGGTAATTCTATTCCATTTTCTTTGGCAACCAATTTTGCAAGCTCTTCATAACTTATTTCTGTGCCATAAGGTGTAAGGTCTAAAATTTTACGAGGTTTTATTGTAATTTCTTTCAATTTTCCTTCTGTTCTAGGTTTGTGGCCATGTAAAATTTCAAATGTTTTTAATCCTTCTTTTTTGCCAAAACGTTTTTGATAATTTTCAAGAATAGAGAAATCTCTTTTTAAATAATGTTTGGCATCTTCTTTAGAAGTAGTAAAAAATTCAAAAGGAGCAACAGGCCTTTTATCTTCCCATCCTAATACTTGTTCGGGACTTCTAATGGAACTTAATTGTCTTACTCCTGTAATAGTAGGTAATTCTCCTCTATAGACTTTAAATGATTTATCTCCTTTATCATACTTTTTTTCTTCAGGAATTTTACTACGAATTTCCCACCATTCTTTTGGAGAAATTTTCCATATTTCTTTTGTTTCTTTAACAGGCTTAACCTCTTTCTCTGCCTTAATCCAGTATTCTGCCCTAGATGTCCAAGGCATATATTTTGTTTTGCCTTCAGGAGTTTTAACTCTATGATAAACAAAGCCTGTTTTACGCTTCCCTATTTTGCCTGTGGCTATCCCTTCACCTTCTTTGCCTTTGTATCTCCATTTGACATGAGTTCCTTCGGTTATTTCTTTATTGTAATCCTTTACTGGTTGCCATTCGGTTTCTGCTTTAGCAACTTCCTTACCCTTTTCTTCAAAAGACCGTGGAAATAACTCTCTTGCTCTTTTCTCACTTAAACTAGCCCAAGTAACCTTACCTGTGTTTTTATCCACCAGCTTAACCACATAATCAACGCCAAGCCTATGTTCAGGAAATTCCTCACTGGCTTTACTTAATTCAATGGGATAAGAATTTTCATAAAGTGTCTTAGTTAAAGGCACTACTGGAGGTTTTTCTTTTGGAGGTTCTTTTTCAGGCTTAATTTCTGGCAAGGCCTTCTCTTTCTTAGCCTTAGTAAGCAGTTTATTTGCTTTTTCAATTAATTCATTGGGAAATGGCCTTCCATCACGCCTATAATCACAAAGGTCTTTATATAACTCATCTATTTCTTGATAAATTTGCTCTCCTGTCAGTTTCTTTTCCATCAAATCTATACGAATGTTATTAACCTTTTTAATTAATTCTTTATCTGCTTTCCCTTTTTTTGAAGACTCATAAATTTCTTTCTCTACTTTCCCTAATTTTCTAAATAACTTTTCTTGCTTATCCATAAGAAGTGCTCTTTCCGCAATAACAGATTTTAATTTCTTTGGTTGTTGTTTGTCAGGCAAAGACCTAAGTTTTTTGTCTGGGTCAATCCTATTTATTTTTTGAGTAAGTTTTTCTATTTTCTTTTTGTTATTTTTTATTTCTTCTTTTAATTTATTAGCTTGTTGTTGCATCTCTGGTAAAATTTCCTCTTTCTTACCTTCTTCTATTATCTGCTTCTGGCGTATTTCAGCCATTTCTTTTTGCAGTTCTGGATGCTCTTTCCAGATTTTCATCCACTCTGCACTGCCAGGTTCAACACCTTCGTAAGGCTTGGCTTTCTTTTCAGGCTTAGGCTTTTCTTTGACTTCTTTTGCTGGAGGCTTCTCTTCAGTAACTTTCCTTTCTTCTCTAGCCTTTTCTCTTTTTACTTCACCTTCAGGAACTATAATCTCTCTCTTTCTTTCTTCAGGAGCTGTCTCAATTTTTGGTTTTTTTTTGCCCTTTTCATACCTTTCTAAGGTTAATTTTTCTTCAGCGGTTCTAAGGAATGCTGGTTTGGCCTGTATCCGTGCTATCTCGGCAGGAATACCCTCGGGTGCTACAATTTCTTTTGCAGGAGGTTTTTCTTCTTCTCCCAATACAACAGGTCTTTCTTCTCTATAAGGCTTCTTTTCTGGTTCTACTACTGGTTTTTTAGGTAATAACTCAGCAACATTAACACGCTCTGGTGGAGGTTTGGCCTGTTCTTCTATAATAAGTTTGTTAATCTCATCATCCAGCCCTAGCCTTTGTATTTCGGGATGTTCTTTTAATGCAAATAATTCATCAATACCAAAGGGGTTACCAGCTTCATCTCTACCCCTAGCCAAATCTCTTTTAACCGCAGTTATAATAGCTTCCCTTGCTCTTTCTGGTTCTACAACTTCTGCTTCTGGTCTTTCAGCTTTTTTTACAGGAGGTTTTTCTTTTGAAGGCAATGTAGTTTCCTTTATTTCTTTAACTGCCTGTCTTACTTCTGGTCTTAATTTTTCATTGCTAGAAAGAGCATCAAACTCTTTTTCTATATCTTCAAAACGGCCTTCTCTGTAAGCCTTCTCTATATTTCTTTGAGCTTTATTAAGTATAGTTCTTTCTATGCCTACTTGAGTTTTTTTAGCTAGCCAAGGTAGCATAGAAAATAACGTCCCTAAGGCCATACCATGAGCAACGCCTTCTTCTATTTCTTCTTTAGTTGGTAATCTTCCTTCTTTAGATGCCTGATAAGTAGCTTCGGCTGCACCCAAAGCTCCAAACTTAGGTATTTGATACCTGCCTCCTAATCTTCCATAGATAACTCCCCATACTAAATTTTCACCTCCTTTCTTTAAGGCACTAATTGTTCTTTCTGGGATAGTTTCTCCTTCTTTAGCTCCTGCGATAGCACCTCTTATCCCCATTCCCACTGCAAAATCAGGTATTCTAGATAATATTTCTGCTACCCTAGGAATAACCCTGCTACCTAAAGACAATTTAGTAGCACCACCTGTCATAACATCTAGAGGAAAAGTAGTTCCAAGACTTCCCAAAGTTTCCATAAATTTATATCCTACTTTTTCCAGTTTACTTTTGGGTTGAGTTCCCCGTTTTATTCTCTGGATTTCTCTTTCAGCAGGTTTAATAAGGCGACTTCCAGGAGAAAAACCTAAAAGTCTATTGATACTGGTTGCTGTTTCTAAAGCTCCTGCATAAAATCTTTTAGCTAATCCTTTTACAAAATCCCTTTGCTCTTTTTCAGGGAAAGTAGCCCAAGGTTTCATTGCGGTAAACGCTGCTTTTTCTAAAACTCCTTCTTTTTGTTCAGAAGCAAAGGGGTCATAATCAACAGGAACTAATTTAAGCCCCTGTGTTTCTGATGGTTGTGCGGGTTGCTTTGTTTCTTCAAAAGGGTCGTAATCAACTGGAGTTAATGGCATCTTTCTCTCCTAACTAATCAATTCTATACCATTTCCCTTCTCTTTTAACATACCAATTTCCATCAGGTGCTTTCTTTGCATCTGGATAGCGTTTAAGCACTTCCTCATCACTAAGTTGCCGAGTAGCAGGAGTTTGTTCAGTAACAGGTTGTTCAATACCAGTAGTTGTAGGTGTCTTTTTAGGCACATATTCTAAAAGAGGACGTGCTATCCCAGTTTCATGCTCAAATACATAAACATCAGGTATACCAGTTGGGTTAGGAACTTCAACAATTGAATATTTACCTTTTCTTTGTCCTTGCTGTTTCGCCAGTGTTTTATAATAATCTGCAATTGCTTTTTTCTCCATTTCGGACAATTCCAACTTTTTCCGTTCTAATCCTTCAGACCAATCAGTTCCGTATAAAGCCTCAATTCTTCTTCTTTCAATGCCCTGTGGCCCCCAGCGTAAAGCACGTTCCGCTGCTTTTCCTGCCTCTATCATTGCTTGACGCCTTGTAGCTTCTTTTTCTCTTTCCATCAATCCTTTTTGGCTTAACCGCTCCCGAGCAAGTTCGTATTCACCTCTTATCCGTCCATAAGTAGGATATTCTTGGGCCTGCAATTCCTTTATTCTGTATTTTTCTTGAAGCCATTTATTCCAATCAATTTTATCTAAAGAAGATGGGAATTGTATATAGCTAGGCAAGGAAGTTTCATATGAGCTAGTGCCCTGCGATAACCTTGTTGGTGCTTGTCCTCCTGCTATTCTCCATTTTTTTGTCCTATATTCAAACGGCATTTTTTATCCCTCCTCGTAAAAACTAATTGGGGCTAATTTCCAATCTTGTGAAAAATTTTTATCATCCTCCCATGTCTGGGATGTTTTAGAGCTACTAACATTTTTTAATATAGTTGCCCTTTCCCCTTTCTTATAATTAAAAAAATCGGTTGGAGTAACTTCTTCTGTTTGATGTCTTCTCTGTATTTTATATCTATAATAATCTTTAAATACATCTGGCTCTATTACTTCTTTAATTCTTCCACTGCTATAATATACCGTATCCATCCAGTTTCCACTGAACAAAAACGGATTGCTTTCTTGGCTTCCCCAAGGCAAATTAGGGAATATTCTAACTCCTAACCCTAAAAACTCTCCAGGCACAGGCCATTTTATTTCTTTATTCTCTGTTATAAAATATCTTAGCCACCAATGAGGGTTCTGTGGTTTTGGAACTCCTGCGACTTGAGGAGCTAAAGGTATAACATTTTCACTTGCTATCCACATCTGATTAAATAATACTCTATTCTCGCCAAATCCTTGGAAAAGGCGATAGGGAATAGGTGGAACAGGCATATTATTCCCCTTTTTAACTTGAATGTCCTCTCTAGTGGAAGAATACTCTCCAATAATACCTAACATTTCAATATCACCAAAAGGCATTCCACCAAGAAAATCTATCCATCCTATTGTTAAATCGGGCTTATCTGGAATATGAAAAGAAAAATCATTGCTATATGTGGGGAATTCATAACAAGCCATAAACAACTTTTTTTCATTATTTATTACAACGGGACTTACTTGTAACTCACTAAACATCGTATCCAAGCTACCCTCTGCTTCCTGTAAAATAAAATCAAGTGCAGGCTCATCAAAAATAAACCATGTAGCCTCCAAGTATGGTGCAAATATACCTACTTGAGCATATATATTAACTGCTTCATGTATAAGATCTTCAAATGCTTCGTCAAATTCTTCTTCTGGCATCTTTACACACTCGCTTGTTGCACTATCCTTTGTTCTAATTCTTCGGTATGAGATACTATACCACGGATTTGATGTTTAGCTGCCCATTTCCTAGCTTCATTAAGCAGAATCTCATCATCAATTTTCCGTTTCATAACTTCAATATCAGCCAATGATAACTGCTCTAAAAGTTCTTTTTGTTTTTCCACTTCACTATCTCTAATAGTTTCTTCTTGTTCTATTGCTGAAATTTGCTGGCCTTTTTCATGTTCAAATATCTCTCTTTCTTTTTGCTGTTCTAAAATCCTTTGATTTTCTATACTTTCTTTTATTTCCTGCAATGCAGTCACTTCTTCTAAGAGATTATTCCTTTCACTTTCATTTTCTTTTTGCTGTAATATTCTTTGTTGTAATAATTCTAATTCAACTTTTAATCGGTTAGTAATCCTATCAAATGCTTTATCTATTTCTCTCCTACGAACTTTATACTTAGTTCTTGTAAGTTCTCTAGTCACTATTTCAGCAAATGTAGAAGCTATATCTGCTGCTAACCTAGCTCTGGTAACTTCTACCATTGCCTTTTCAACTTCGGCCTGTGTTTTTCTGTTTTCAGCTTCTACAACTCTTATATCAGCCAAAACAGCATTCGTCTTTGTCCTTTCAACATCCAGCAAGGCTTTTAAGACATCAAGCTCAACCAGTTTTTTTCTTATTTTTTCTGTCTCTATTTCTATATCCAATTCTTCTAGTCTTATATCTGTCCTGTCACGCTCAACTTCATATCTTGTTTGCTGATAACTTTTTTCTGCCTCACCAACTAATCTCGCTGCAACAAATTTAGCATCCATCATAAGCCTTTGAACTTCCAGACCATACTGCAATGTCTGCAATATATAATTATTGGTTTGCTTTTGTAAGGCTAATATTTTTCTTCTATTCTCAGCTATGGCATCAATATTTGTTTTATCAGTATCAATAGCTGTATATTTATATTCAATAGTTTTTTGTAATTGCTCCTGCTTTCTATCAAAAACATCATCAATGACTATTAAAAATGTTTCAATCCCAGGCAGTCCAGTTTTATTAATATTTTCTTCCCAATGCTCTAAATAATTATTGATGCCCATATAATTTAAATTAATCAGCTTTGTCCATATTGCACTATTTCTTTCTTTTGCTCTATTTTTTTCTTCTGTCATCTTTATACTCCTGCACTCACTGCTTTAATCTTCTGAGTGATTACAGTCCAGCGTCCAACTCGTTGTATTGTCCAAGCACAATCTCTAATTCTTTGGTCAGTAGAATTAGCCAATTCTATTAGTTTTGCTATTTGTTCAGTCGTAGCAGATTGGCTTAAAGCAATTCTTTTCTCTTTTATTTCATTTTCATCTTCTACACGAATATCCAGCTTTTTAATGTAATTGTCCAATTGAGTAGTGATTTTTTCTTTAGCCAATTCAGTGCGTAATTCTAAAATGGTATCAGTATTTTCTTTGGATAGCTGAGATAAAACAGTCTGCATATGAGCTTTAGCTATACTTAAAGCATTGGCTGCCTTAATATAATTTAAACGGGCTATTTCCAATTCTTTCTCTTTTTCTGCCCTTTCAATCTCTGCGTTAGCTTGAGCATCTTTTAAATCTGTTTCTTTATATCCAAGTTTTATTAAAAGTTCTTTCCATTTTGCTTCATTTATAATAGCATCAGCTAACTCTTGTCTTTTTTCTGCCAGTTTTAAATAATCTGGAATTAGTCCTTTTTTTAATAAAGCTATTTCTTTTTCTATCTCTAAAACTATTTTTAAAGCCTCTGCCCTTCTTTTTTCGGCAGCAATTACCAGTGCCTCTGCATCAATGGCTTGTTGTAATGGCTCTATTAGTTTCATTTTTTCTTGAGCAGTTTCCATTTTTGCCTCAGCAAGCTGTAATTCCTTATCAAGTGTCTCTCCTCTTAAACTTTCTATTTTCTGTCTATATTCCCATATCTCGCTATCAATTTGAGCCTTAAATTCAATTAATTCTGCATTCCTTTTGTTTATCTCCGCCTCTAATCTTCTAATATAGTCTTTGCCTTTTTTAAAATCCTCTTCTAACTTTGCAGTTTCCCATTCTAAAGCATTTAAAACCCACTGCTTGTATAATTCAAATTCAAGTCTGGCATAATTAACTGCAAGATTTAAACTAAACTCGTCTATATCATATTGTATTTGCCTTTCTTCATTATAAGTTTGTGCATTGGCTTCTGTTAAAGCCTTTTTGGTTTGTTTAGCCATTTCAATTATACCAGCAAGCATATTCCCAGGGATAAAAGTAAATCCCCGTGCAGCCATTGCTGATATTACTTTTTTATAGCCATCATCAAACTCTTTTACTTTACCTTCTTTTTTTTGTAGCCATCTGTAATGTTCTGCGTCCGTTGCCATTGTTTAATACCCCAATATAACAGGTTCTATTTCTACAAAATCTAACTTTGAAAAGTCTTTTATAATTACTTTAACTTCTTTGCCCTGTAAAGCTCTAGGAATAAAAAGTTTCCCTTTAGTAGTATTACCTTCATATTCATTGCTATCTATTTTTACTTTTATTGTCGCATCGTCCTCATTAACAGTTACAGTCCGTAATCTTTTCTGGTTATTTGTGCCTAGATGCGTAGATATTAATTCAATTCCTGTATGTATTTCCTCTCCATTGTCGCTAGTTCCTTCCAATACATATATACCATCTTTATTTGCAGCATAATATTTACCTTGATGTTGGCAGTATGAGTTGAAGTTGTAATTGCTGTATATAGAAGGATTAAAATTAGTTCCGCTTAATACCCATGTTTGATAGATGTCTTCAATGTTTTCTCCACCTAATTCTAAACCACCGCTCGCAATAATAGAAACAATAACTGGATAGACAAAGCTAATAATTGAGTTGCTTGAAAGTTCTAAACCTCCTTTACTGGTTAAAGAATAAGTAAACTCCCCTGGGGTAATAAAAGAGTAATATTCACCTCCGCTTACAGTTATGCCACCAGAGGCAATGACAGAATAAATTAAATCACGAGGGGTAATAAATTGCTTTCTTGTATTGCTTGAAAAGACAAAACCACCCTCAGCGATTATTTCTTCTACGGATGGAAGTTGAAAAGTAATATCAGTTGCACTTGAAAAAGATAATCCACCGCTAGCAATAAGTTCAAAGGGAAGCAAGGGTGGTCTTACAAAGTCAATATCACTTTCACCATTGACTTTTATTTTTACTATTCCTGTTTTCTCATAGACAGTTGGAGTAACAAATTCATAAACAGTAGTAGCTTTTACTTCAAATCCGCCTGATGCTGTTACTTCATAAACGGTTGGAGTGGTAAAAGCCTTTTCGCCTTCACCGCCAAACTCCAATCCACCAGTAGCTGTTACAGGATATTCTGTGAATTGAGAGGCAAGTTCAGCCGTTGGGTCAATGGTAACAGTAATATCTCCTGTTAAGCATATATAAGGCGGTGTTTCAGTAAGAAAAGTTAAATCTGCTAGACCATAACCAGTATAGGGGTCTCGCCCTGGGATAGGAGTATGATATTGGCTTGTAGGCTCTAATTTAAGAGGAATTTCTCCTACATATCCCCAACTACCTACGGTTGAGGCTTCAGGAGTAAGTTTGATGTTTATTTCGCCTTCATAATGAAATTCATTCGCTGTATAATAGCTACCAGTAGGAGCAATACTTACAGGAATATTAGCATCATAAAGAAAGTCATTATCATCACCATATAAAGTCCTTGTGCCTAGATTAATATTTATTTGCCCATAATAAGCAAAATCAACAAGTATTTCATGAGACGGAGTAATATTGATAGTAATATTGCCCTGATATACATAATCAGCGTGATAAGATGAATTAGGAGTTAAAGATAAAGAAATAGAACCATTATAAACAAATTCGTTACTATCATATACATTTAAAGGTTGGCCATTATGCCAATACTCTAAATGGCCTTCATTGGAAAGTTTATTGACATTAAGAGGTTGTCCATCATGCCAATATGATAAAGCGTTCATTAGTTAAAACCTATATCATCTATAAAAATATCACCTGCCGTTCCTTTACATTCTATTCTTAATTCTAAACTCCCTTGCTCATCTATTTCGTCAGTTGGAACTACCAAGGATTTTTGCTCATAAGTATCTGTTTGTGTTGGAGTTATATCATCCCAACCATCTATTCTTTTACCCAAGAAATATAATGCTGCCCTTACCGAACCATTAAAGCTTGAATTCTTTTTAATATACACACTTACTGTGGGAGTATTACCACTATTAACAGGAAACAGAAATGTTTGTTTTACATAATTATCTGCATCTGAAGGAGTAATTTGCAAACATTTGCCACTCCTCGCATTAGCAGTATCACATTTTATCAAACCATATTGGTATTGAGTGCGGTTGTCATCAGTGGTCTTGAAATGTTGCATCATATAAATAGGATGCTCTTCCCAATCTACATCGCTAAAGCTTGCCCAATGTATATCTCCTGAAGAATTACCAGTTCCAGAATATCTATAAAATTTGTTGTTATAGCTATTGCTATAAAGATAAATCCCATATCCACCATTATTATTACAAGTAAGATTTACAAAAGTATTGCAACGAGAAGTGCTTAAATATATTCCATGATTGCCAACACCACTATTAGAAACTGTTAAATCAATAAAATAATTATGATGACTATCATTTATATTTAAACCATGATATCCTGCATGTTCAATTGTTAATGAAGAAAAACTATTTTTATTGCCGCTTAAGATTAGATAGGCTTTTCTAAGCACACAATTAGAAAAAGAGCTTTTATCGGCTGATATATAAAAAACACCACTTGAACGGATATTAATATTAGATAGAGTATGATTATTCCCTCCAAAACGAATACTATCATTATAAACACATACCGCATCAACATTACTCATTTCCCAATTATTTGAAGCTGAGGCTTGATATATTCCATAAGTAGTTCCACCTGCAAAGGTAGTTTCATATTTAATGTAATTACAAGTGTTTGCTGTATAAATACCGTAATAATATCTCAAAAAGCTTACTTTTTCTATTTCAAGATAACTTTTAGCACTAATGTATAATCCATATCCATTACGACTACTTCCTGCCTGTCTGAAATAAGTCTGTCCAGTTTGTGTTTCAGTAGATAAATCCCAACCTCCAGATATTTTTAATCTGCTTGTGCTAGAGCTTCCAGCAGACATAACCTCTTGGACATGCTCTCCTGAACTAGCTGAACCTGTGCTGGTAATTCTCAATTTTTGACTTGAAACGCCACTAGCGTTATCCCCTGCATAAGCCTTATAAAGTGTAAGCTCTGTATCGGAGGTTATTGAAACTACTTCATACCAAAAACCATCTGCACCTTTTATAAAATCATTTGCTGCAAGTTCAGTTGTAAAACTTGTTCCACTGCCAGTTACAGTAGTGCTACCAAGAGTAAAATCCAAAGTGCCTGTTAAATCTGTGGGGTCAGGACTTTTAGCAACTCTCACTTCATCTCCACCTGTCAGCCCTCTAGAAGCATCAGTAATTGTCTTAAATGGCTTAGAAGCAGTCCCATCTGCCTCTAATGTCCAGTAAGTTTCCCAATTAGCACCTACACCTGGTTCATCATCAGCACTAGATGTATGGTCTTGAATACATTTATATCTTTTTGAATTATTTTTAACTAAGTCATCTACTGAATAAGCAGTGCTTACCGCCCAAGCATCTAAATCGTAATAATCTAATCCGTTAGTAAAATCACAATACTTTATTGCCATAATTAAGCCACCTTAATTTTGGGAATGATTTTTATTCCCTTTTGTCCTTCTATGTAATAACCTTCTGCAAATTGCTCTATTGATAATAAATATCCTGAATTATCAACTGTAGTAGCTATAAAATAACCATATACATATCCCCATGCAGCTCCACTACAAAAAAAGGTTTGTTCTGGATAAGTAATTGTATCGCCATCAATTGTAGCATCTACTGATTTAAGTTCCTTTCTTGCATATCCTGCTCCTGTTACTTCAGTAAGATTTGATAAGGTATCATTTTCTTCAGGTTCAGCAGAATTTTTATAAAGACCTAAATACAAAGTAGTTACAGGATTGATTTTACCAGCTATTAGTTGAGCAACATAATTTTCTCCTTCATCCATCCATTTCCCTGCCATAATATTCTCCTAAGAGCAAGTTATCTTAGGTGTAATCTTAATAGAACCACCATTTACTACATTGTAAGGACCATCACTGAAATGTTCTACAGCAAGCAATTTCCCAGTGTTATCAGCAGTAGTAGCTATAAAATAACCGTAACAATTACCCCAATCTCCACCAGAAGCAGTGAAGGTTTTTTGGGGTTGAGTTGCTTCGCCACCAGATATAGACCAGTCCGATGGAGATAAAGCTATCCTAGAATATCCATTACCGTTTGGCTCTGTTAAAGAAGACAATACAGCGTCTTCCCCAGGTTCTTCAGAATTTTTGTAAATTCCCAAATACAAAGTAGTGTTTTGAGCAGCATTTTTTAAATAAATATTAAGAACATCACCTTCGCCTTCATCCGTCCATTTAGCCATTTTATCCTCCTTATTTATAAATCTTCAGCATTGTTATTTAAAAAATCTCTTATTTCCTGATTGGTTGCCCTTGGATACCATTGTTTAACCAAACAAGCTGCTCCTGAGACATGAGGGCATGCTCCAGAATTATGAACTACTATACCATTAGCAAGAAAATTATGTGAATTTTCTACTTCAATATCAAATACCTCTCTCATACCCACTGGCTCTATATTTTTGACTGTCGCAGAGTGAAACCAATTTATATCTGCTACCTTTGACAATCCTGTGCTTTTTCTATGACCATTAAAATTAATCCATAAAGTATATGATATTCTGTATTCTTTAAGTTTGTTTGGTGAATTAGGAGCTTTATTTAATCTTGTTCTTTCTCGTATATCCGTAGCTTTATATCCTACATATCTACATAAATGTTTCAATCCATTAGCTAATTCCTTAGACGCAATTTCTAATCTACAACAATTGCAATTTTTTGTGTAATAACCATCTCCTCCCAAAAAGCCATGTATAAATGCTTTAATTTTATTATGAGATATGTGATATATCCATTGTGGAAGGAATGCTTTTTGATGTGGTTGTTTTAATCCAAGCAAACTAAGAACTAAAGCAAGTCTTTTGCTACTAAGCACATACCATTTATCTGCTTCTTTAAACCTCACATTAAAAACATCCTCAAATGCTTCTTTAAATGTCTTAGTTTTTTCTTTATTTCCTTTTGCTAAATATATTCTATTCTTTTTATGGCTTTTTTGAACCCATCCATCAGCAAGAAAGAAACCCAATGCCATTGCCATTTTTTCAGTTATCAACGAATCAAAAAAAGAGTCAATGGTTTCTGGCAATTTATTAACAGCTACTAATAAATCACCAGTCCGTAATTCACTTACTGGTTTCCAGACCAATCTACTTGACCTTGTTTTACTAACTAAGAATGGATGATTTGATGTAGCTTTTATATTTTTCCCATCGCTAGTCTCTATTTTAAAAACTTTTTTAATCCCTTGTCGTAATAATTTTTTAACTCTATTTTTTGTAAGCTGTCCTTTATCAAAACAAAAAACTTCATCACCTTCTTTGAGGTCTTTGATTTGTTTAGGCCCTGACGGAGTATAAATCTCAGTATCACCAGTAAGACATGTCCCATTTGCCCAATACCAGTAATCTCCTACGAAATGCTCTCCATCTCCATACATATCTAAATGCCTGCCAGGCCAACATCCCGTTACTCCTACTCCTGGTGCAGCTATTTCTACTTCTGGTCCTCTACTTGAAAACCATGCAACATATTTTTGATAATCTATTGCTGCCACTGCCATACAACTGCTATATTTGGCTGGATAAGTAACACTATCCATCCCAGGACCATTATTACCAGCGGCTACTACAATAATAATGCCTCTTGCCCATGCATTAGCACAAGCATTCTCAACCGTTTCATCAGACGCAGTTCCTCCTAAACTCATAGAAATAACATCTACTCCTTGCTGAGTTGCCCAATCAATGCCCGCAGCTAAATCTGCCCAAGTTCCAGAACCTTGTGCACTTAAAACTTTCACTGCATATAAATCTACTTCAGGAGCAACTCCTTTGTAACCAATATCATTTGCTGATGCACAGGCAATACCCGCACACCACGTCCCATGTCCGTGGTCATCAAGAGGGTCATTTGATCCGTTAATGGCATTATAACCAGCTACATATCTATCTTTTAAATCAATATGATTATAAGCTACTCCTGTATCAATAATAGCCAATTTAATTCCTTTACCTGTATAACCAGCATTCCAAGCTGTTGGAGCATTTATAGCTGATACTCCCCAATCAATATTTTCATTATCTGGGTCAAAATCAGGATAAGGATAACTAATCATAATTCCTACTTCGTCTTCTTTATGCTCAACAATCTTTTCTATTATGTCTGTATTTTTCTTTAAATCCTCTATTTCTTTTGCCGTTAAATCACAGGTAAAAATCCTATCATCAAAACTAAAAGTCCATTTTCTTTTTGTGCCGTAAAATCGTGAAATAGCCTCTTGTAATTTTATTCTTTCAGAATAAAGTCCATCTACTTTAGGGCCTCTTAAATATACTGTTACTCTCCTTTTTTCTTCTGGACTGATAGTTCTTCTGGTTCTTACTTTTCTTACAGGTTCGTGTAGTGATATTTTTTTCATGCTGGCACTCCTTTATATCCCAAGTCATCATCCCATGCCTGCCTATAAATATCTGTCCAATACCAAGAGATTTGAGGCATTTTGTTTTTTCTATCAATTGCATTGAAAAGCTCTATGAATTTTGGTTGCTGTGTAAAACCACTATATAATGTCCACGGAGGCATACTTAAAAGGGGACGATTATAACGGACATTCATAGCTTGCCATGTGTCATCTTCTAATTCCTTTGTCCATATTGCACTGCCTACATTAAATATAGTAGTAACAGCCGAATACCAGAAAAATCCCCAATAACTTGATATTATTTTCCCACTGCTACGATATAAGAATAAAATAGCTATTGGTCCTACTTTAATAAGCCAATCGCCATAAGAAGTTATTTCCCATTCTGGTTGATACCCAGGGACTTTTTTCTCTCCCACTATTGTTGCTATATACAATGTATTCCAACAACAACCTTTTGGCTCTTGCCATATTTCTTCTTGTTTGGAAACCCTAAAATATTTTGGTTTTTCTGTTATGGGATTTCCTCTTCCAGTAATATTAGGCCAAGTTTCATATGTATATAAATCCATTCTAAAATAATTTAGACATCTCCTAGGATAATCAGTTCCTAAAATATACATGGGGCGTCCTTTATGAAGTAAAGCAATAGCCTCATCCCCCACTTGAAATGCCCTTACTCCACCTTTCAAAGAATTATTGTCTTGTTTCTGTCTCCATTCGTCTTCTATGGGCGGGAAAGTCCCGTCTTGGTCGCAATGATAAAACACTGGTAAAGTATATTCTCTACCTTTATATCTTGCCTTAACTTCTCCTGTTAAACTCATTGTTTGTTTGTCTTCTACGCAAATATCTGTAATTTTTAACTTATCGTATGTCGTGTAATAAACATCCTGAAAATTGGGATGATTTATTATATGATTGATTTTATTTAAGCTAATTATCTTCATTATGCCGTGCTCATTGTTAATTTAAGGGTATATTTAATTGTAAAACCAACCTGATTGATTTCCTGTCCAGTGGTAAAGGCTTCTACAAAAAGCAATCTTTTTTCTGAGTTACCAGCAATAGTAGCACAATCATTTGTATCTATCTTAATTCCTTCTGCTTGGAATGTGCCTGTTTGATTTTTAATACATAATTCTCCAGCAGCATTCCCACCTGCCCACGAACCAGAAGTTAAACGAATAGCAGTGACCTCTGCAGTTGCACCACTGGTAATACCTGTAATTGTGCTTCCAACTTTAATTTCATCAGTGCCTCCAGATGTAAAAGGCAAAACTAATGTCCATGCAAATACTCCATATACAGTGTTATTGTTATCAACATCGGATTGACTGGCTACCCATTCTAAGGCAGCGTTTGAATATTGTGCTTCTGCTTTGCCATCAGAGTTTGTATATACATACCATTTGTCTGCTGTAGCTTGGTCAAAAACTACATCATTTGTTAACTTTTTGGGTTGGTATCCATCAGCTTCCTTATCTAGCTCCTCTAAATGTTCAAAAGTAGTATTACCGTCCACATTAATATTGTTTTTATACAAGCCAACTATCATTGCTTGAGAAACTAACAAATCTTTAAGAGCTTCCTTTTCACCTATGTTTACTACATAAATTGCCATTTTATCCTCCCTCTAATTTAATGTGCCATTTTTAAAAACTTGGTTAAGAGAACCATCACCCCAAAAAGGCGAGGACATAGTTACAATTAGCTGATTATAGCCATTGATTTTACGAGCCAATGCTGCTGCTCTCCTACCTAAACTAATATTTACAATCTCCTCTGTTAAATTCACCAACCTAGCGTGCTGTGTGCCTGCCACAAATCCCTTTCTGCTTAACCATACAGGCAACATTGTCTTATGTCTCCATGTGGGAATTTCCCTTCCACTTTCTTCTACTTCTGCATATACAAGTGAATTTTCAACTGCACCAATTCCTATTCTTCTTATTTCCATTTTACTAGGGACAGTCCCCCAAAGAACCCATGTTGAATATTTAGAATTTATATATATTCCCTCTTTAACAGGAGCTATCATATTAATTTCTTCTGGAAAATCAAAACGATTAGCTTCTTTAAACCATTCAGGAGATAAAGGTTCTGAAAAATAAAGACTTTTATGATAACTTCCCCAAATTCTTCCAAAAGCCTCTGTTAAATGCTTCATTGGCTTTGGAGGTATAACATAAAGACTAGGAAGTATCTGATTGTAATATTTATCGGTTATTTTATTATTTTGAACCTCTGCTAGATAAAAAATATCCCCATTTGCATCCGTTATCCAGCAAAGAAAAGAATTATCGTAATTCAATAACTCAATGCCAGCGGTATTTGTGAATTCTATTTGAGCTATTTCGCTATTTCCGCTGATAATGCCTTTTTCATTTATTTTTGTGTAACATACCGAATATTTACCAGGAAACAAATTCCCATCTGTTATTCTTAATTGTGGGCATGGAGGCAAATCAACCCCCCATTGCCTTATTTCTCCATTATCGTAAACACCAGACCAGTAACCATTGGACATATAAATTGCATTATTGTAATCAACATAATACATAGGAGCATTTTCATTACAAGAACATAGCTCAATAGCTTTATCGTTTACTATTTTGTAAAGTTTTGCTTTAGCTACGCAAAGCATTGCCTCGTTGTTACTAAATAAGGAATGCGCCCCAGATAAAGAACATACTTTTGTGTATCCTCTTTTTTTAATGCATGTCCCTTCAACAACATCTACATTTAAAGCAATAAAAGGAGAGGCAATGCCATTAGCATCTGTAAAAGCACTGCCTGCCCTGTTTAAGTTATTCATTCCATTAAAGCCAAATATTTTTATAGGTTTCATTTAAATCAAATACATCTCCCAATTTATTTCTTCTTCAATTTCTTCTGGTTCTTTTCCTTCTGGTCCAATAAAATCTTCTAAATCAGCCATAGCTTCTCTTAATAAGTTATGATGAAATAGCGTATTTACCTTTTGTCCTTCTAGCCCCTGTTCAATCTCACTAAAAATTTCACGGCAAGCATAATTAACCAAAAGAGGTCTAACTAAATGCTCAGGCAAACAATCGGGCTTACTATTACCATCTGTAAGAAGAGTTGGCATCTTATAATAATGTATGCGTAAAGTTTCAGGAGAAGAGGGTATCCTTTGATAATATAAATTAGAACCTCTTACAGCTACTCCTACAACAACACCTGAACGATTAACCAGAGAAAAACGCCGAAGTAATAAAGCAACGCTTTCATAAATCTCAACCTTCCTATTATTTGTTACGCTGTAACAACGAAAAAGATTTTTATGATAATCAGAGGGCAAAGGCACATAACTAACATTTGGGCCAGTAATAGTAACTTCACTTCCAGCACTTTCATCAACAAGAGTGCCTTCTACTACCATTGAACTTCCATCACTTTCAATACTTGTTATAGTAGTGGTTTGATTATTTTCAGCTTCAGACGCTCCAGTAATAGTAATGGTATATCCTTGGCGGAAACCAGCCTTTACCAATCCCTTACCGCTGTCCGCAATGGTTTTTGTGCTAGCGGTAAATGAAATGGTTGTTGCTGTTATTTTAGGCGTGCCAACTGGTATTTCAGTAGATGTTTCAAGCTCAGGAAGTAAAAATTTACCTGCAATTTCTTTTAAGCCTTTATTCAGAATAGACAAAACATTAGACAATGTATAAGAAGTATCATGAACTTTACTTACTATTTCATCATATAAATCCTGTGCGGTTTCTATTGCCATTTATTATCCTCGGCAATTTCATTCAAATACCTATTACCATTACTTTAACGCCTGTAAGACTACTTAAGTCTGTGCCATTGCTTACCTCATTGCCATCGCTAATATTTCGGACTACAATCTTATTGTTTGTATAATCAAAATCAAAAGTATAGCCACCTTTATTAGTTACATTGACAAAATCAAAACGCCTTAATCCTAAAGTTGCAGGCTTTAACTCTTCTCCACCAGTTGGATAAGCATCGTCAAAATCAACCTCAAAAAACATTACTCTTTTATTCCCAAAAACTGTATATTCTTTGTTTTTTACAGTAAGTGCCATTTTTCACTCCTTGTTAATTTAGTTTAGGGGTCTCCAAAGAGACCCCGCTATTTTAATCAATTAACAAAAATACAGGCTTGTATTCAGTATCAACACCAACAGTTCCCCACGCAATTGCCACATAAGGCTGGTCAACATCCAAACTAGAATTAATAGCAGTTAAAGCACCTTTGGCTGCAGCCAAAGTAAGCATAGAACCTACGGCAGGAGTTCCACTAATTAGGGCTATTGCCGGCCCACCAGTCTGTGCCCAATAATAATAATTGGCAGGCACAGCTACAGGTGGAATACCAATGGGTAAATTTTCCTCAGTAGTGCTTTCCACAACACCCATCCAAGGACTATGGACTAAGGTATATTCTGAACTTGTGGTAAGAGCTACTTTAATTCCTTCAGACAATGTAACAGTAATAGAAGTCCCATTGCTTACCGCAGTGCTACTTTCAATGGGATAAGCATGTCCTTCTCCAGTAGCATCGTTGATATGTAAATATCCACCTGCAAAATAATCCTCGGCATAGGTTGATGCCCCGCCAAGGGTCAAGGTAAGCTGTTTAGCTCCTACCGATGTAGCTGGACAAGTTTGGTTTACAGCATTGCTGTTAATAGCAGCTGCAACCCCCATCTTTCCTTGCCCTAAAGCACTTGAACCAGCTCTAGCATACCTAAACTTTCTTCCATCACGCAAAATCCGCAGTGCTCCTATCTGTTCTTTCTTGGTTTTAGAAACCTCATAAATTCCTTGGCTAAATCCTGTTCTTTTCATTGGTTTGCTCATTTTCTTTTCCTCCTTTTCGGAAGCCAGCAAAGCTTGACCCACCACGCTTCCTGTGGACTTATTTGGGTCAAGCCCAAAATAAAATTACGATAAATTGCTATATCCTATATGTGCCTTCCTGTTATTCACTATCAAATTCCCATCAAAATAAATCTTCATGGTGCGGTCTTCAGGACTATCAGGAATAACTTTCCATTTGCTTCTCATGAAATAACCGTCTCTATGAACCGCAAACCCGATATGGTTTGAGTTAAGTGCAAAGGCATGTTTAGCTGGACAAAAATCATCAGGAAAAACATCCTTCCCTTCAAAATAAAGTCCAGTAAAGCCAGCCTTCGCAGTTTCCTTGCCATCAGTAAACCTCTGTTGAACCTGAAGTATATCAGCAATAATATTCCAAAGGTCTTCTGGCATAACAATTAAATCAGGCTTCCCACCAGCTCCATCACGGAGTTTGGCAGCGGTAGCCATATCTCTAAGAACGCCAAGAGTAAGATTGGTAGCAGTGGAAACCATTTTACCTTCCCAAGGCTTTGTGCCATCAGCAGCTACCAAATCATTCTCAGCAATCTCGCCATAAGGCAAATCGGCATTCTCATTGCAACATGCCCTAAGTCCAGTAAGCCGTGCACTATCTCCACTAGGCAAATCATAAATACTTTCTGCCAATAATTTTGTAAGAGATTTTTGTGCACCAGCTACTCTCTGAACCACTAATTCAACCTCTGCATATCTACCAGCGTTTTCCAATTCATCAACACGATAAATAGTCGCATTCCCGTAGGCATGTTTCCACCTGAAATATGCAGCGGTCACACTTTCTTTGTCATCACTAGAAATAGTGTCGCCCCGTTTATAAAAACTTGCTTCCTGTCCAGAATATTCCAGTGGAACTCTTATTTTTTGTCCGCCTTCAGGTCTTTTCCAAATTCCCTTTTGCTGTTTTAATAAATAATTAAGAAGGAAAGACGAATAGAAATAAATATCTACCGCTTTCCCATCATCAGCCATAAAATAATCATTTGTTATTGCTTCTAATTCTTCAAATGGTAATGCCATCGCCATTAACCTCCTTTATATGTTTTTTACCCTCCTCTTAGTCTTTCACGCTGTTTTGAGCGTTCAACTAAGACGGAAAGTAAACCACCAAATTTTTTTGTATCTTTTAAATCTGGTGTAGCAGTTTCATTTAAAATTCCTGTGCTAGCAGGCCCCGCAGGAAGAACCTTGGCATGCTTTTTAGCCTTGAATTGTTTAATCATCTTCTCTTCAGTCTCTTTAACGGCCTTTGCAACGGCTTCTTCAATCCGCTTTTGTATCTCAGCCTCTCGTTTTTCCTGAGTGAGCATCATATGAGCAGAAATAGGAGTATGGCCTGGGTGCTTTTCCATATATCGCTGTATCTCGCCAGCATCCCACATCTCATCAAAATCAGGATGGGCTTTTGCATACTCCTCATATGTCCTTTCAATCTCCTCATCCATCCTATGTTTTTTCAAAATTTCATTTATATCGGGAATTTCCTGTTGCAGTTCATACCTAATCTGACGAGCTAAATTGGCTGCATACCCTTTAGGGTCTGACTGTTGCCATTCAAGAAGTTCCTCATCAGTTTTAGTAGTAATATCCACAAAATTAAGCTCTTTCTCCTTTTCTGGCTCTTTACCTTTTATCAATGCTTCTAATTGAGCTTCTGCCTTTAATGCTCGCTCTTCAGCCGTCTTTACACGCTTGATAAGCTCTTGAAATCTGGGATGCTTATCAAAACGCAATGGCTCTTCCTCTTTTTCTTTCTCTTCTGTTTCCTTAGTTTCCTCTTTGGTCTTTTCTTTCCCCTTTTCTGTTTCTGCTTCTTTTGTTTCTTCTTTTTCTGGTGTTTCGGTGTTTAGCGTCTCCTCAGACGGCTGAGCACTAACTACTTTTTCTACTGTGCTCAGTAAATCACCAGAAGAACTTACCGAGAGGGACGAACTCTCAGTATTATTAACTTCTTTAGCGTCCTTTTTTTCTTCTGTTTCACCCATCCTTTTGTCCTCCTTTCAAAATAAAAAACCCGCTACTCAATGAAATCTTGAGTAACGGGTCTAGTTACTACCTTAAAGGGTTAGACTACCGTCTTTTTAATTTTTCCTTATTTTTATCTCTCTCCTATTTGTCATAAAAGTCCTCAAAATATTACCTTGGTTTAAATGTATCTCTAATATTATAGAGCCTGTGTAGGTTTTGTCAACCACAACCGCTGTAACTTGCTTCTTATCCACAGTTACAATAGCTACTTCTTTCTCTTTATTCACTGTAACTTATTTCCTCCTTTATTTGGATAGGAAATTATCTCTTCTTCAACCTGCATTTGTTTCTCAGCCTCTGTTACTGGAATTGCCTCAAGTAAAAATTTAATGTCTTTAATAAGTAATGCGATGCAAAACTCCATAGGTTGTTGAGGGCTATCAAAACATAATGTCCATAAATCTTCTTTTTTATCACTCTCTTCATAAGACTTAATAATTGTTTGTAATTTCTTATAAAATATCAACTTTTCTGTTCTGCCATATAAATAAAATGTGTATCTTCCTGATGCCTTTGTAATAGCGTATTGTTCTTCTCCCATTTCTGTTCTTGCCCGAACACGCCAATTTTGGTTTTGTGCTATAAGGCTACTTTGCATTGTATTCTCCTACATAACATAAATCCCTCCCTGTGTCTGCTTCCAAGGCACTTTCGTATATATCATGCTGTGTGGCAAGCCACGGAGCATTCTGTATATCGGTGAGCGATACATGTTTTCACGGACTTCGTCTGGCGACCAGGCTCGGTCCTCAATAATGGGCTGGGCAATGAGGCCGTAGAAAAACTCTGCGGAAGTGCCAGGTTTGCGCCCAATTTCCACTGGATAAACGGTTGAAATAATGCCACTACTCTTACCACAATCCTGTTCACAAACACTATTTATGTATATTTTTTTTCTCAAGGGTCCTATGGTCCCTACAACATAAAACCATTTGTTTATTTCACTTTCAGTGATAGACGTAACAGTTGGATGTCCATAACTACAAAACTCAAATTTATTAGAGTCTTTTACAATCCTCACCCAGAATGCAGGATGATTTACTCCATAATCACTCTTCTTGCCTATTATATGGTACCAAAAATTTAGAATAGTCGGCTTCACCCACACCGCAACTGTAATTGCATTAGTGGTATTCAAAGAGGGACTATTCCCACAATCCACATATCCACCATCAAACTCAAACCCCATCACTCCAGGAGCTATTTGAAATGGCCTTGCACCACCATAAGGCGTTCCATGGTTGCCCTTCCTTGACAGGTCAACCCATCCGCCACTACGGACATCCAAAGGATGATATGACAAGTCTAGGACTTTCATTCTACCACCCCTACTTTCTCAGCTATTTTCTTCTGCCAAGCAATCAACTCTTTAAACTTAGCTAAGAATATCTTATTGTGGTCAACTGGGTCAGGAAGTTCTTTAATTGTTTCTTGAACATGAACTCCGCCGAGTTTATTCCTTGTCCGTTTGTATTCTTTAACTTTCATACGTATCTCCAGAAAAATGATAAATAACTATCATAACTGCCTCTGCTACAACATAGTTTCATCTTGCCATGTTCAGTTGTAGCTCTATAGCCATAACATTCCACTTTTAAGGCAATCCGATTTGCTGGATAAATAATGGTATTATAAGGTATTGTTATATAGGCTTGGGCACTGCAAAGTTGATAATCGGTGCTGTTTGTGGAAAAATTAGGTGTGCCATCTGCACTAGCTATTGAGGTAAATGTGCCTGCTTCATCAACATACCCTAAAGTAAAAGTGGCTTTGGTAAAATAAATGTTTCCATCAGTCCCGCCAGTTCTTGCTACTCCTACCTGAACTACAGCACGAGCATAGTTAGAAAGTTCTCTATTCAAATCAACTAAAGCATCATGAACAAAAGTTTTTTCTATTTGTAATGCTTCAGATGTATCTGTTATTCCTGTGTTCTCTATACAATCTAAAGCATTATTACCATCTAAGTCTGATGGATTTGGCTCAGTCTTTAAAAGATAAGCAAAATCGTCTCCCCAAGGATATTTATCACTTACTTTTTGTAAAACCAATGTGGTATATTTCCATTCTCTCATAACTATCTCCTTCCATAATTTAATAAACTAGTTTTTCTTTTTTTAGGTGCAGCTTTTTCTCCTCTTTTCTGCCTTAACATACCAAAACATTGACCTAATGCCTGTTTTTGCGTTTTACCTTCATGCTTTATTAAATAACTTACGCATCTACTAATATATTCCTGATTACTTTCTCCTTTTTTTGGATATTTAGGTATTGGCATTTTATATCTCTATCCTAGTTCTTTCTCTATATTTTTCTAAAACACGCTCTTTTATTTTATCCAAGTCAATTTTGGGTTTTTGTGGTTTTTCTCCTGGTTCTAAATGTCTTAATCCTTCTGCCTTCATCCATCTTTTATAATTGCTTCTAGTAGGATTTCTTAAAAATTCTATTGTCTCTGGTTTATTTGACTCTTTGTCCACCACCTCTAAAATACTTCGTATCCAAGGTGCGTCTTCATTTGCTAGATTTACAGTAGAAGTAGTGATAATACGCTTTGCCTCACTCCCACATCGTGGACATTTTAAAGTCTTTACATCAGGCGTAATTATTTCTTCAAAAATAAAACCACAATTTTTATTCTTGCATTTAAAATCAGAAAGTATCATTATCGTTATCTCTTTCCTTTCCTTCTTTCTTTACAATAAGGTAAGTCTGGATATTTTTTACATACAGTAGCCCTTACCTTTGCCTGTTCAGCAGGAGAACCGAATTGCGTCACTCTTGCAAGTGCGTTAATGGCATGTGCTCTGTCATGTATAGGATAAGCTCTTTTCTCAGGAAATACAAAACTGCTCTTTTTTAACCGTTTTCTTTGTCCATAAGTTAATAATGCCATTTTAAACACCTCTCTTTATAACATTATTACTTTTTAAACCTTTTTCTCTAAAAGGTGCTGTGCCCCTACTTTCACTCTTTTTTCTTAATTGCTCTAATTTTGTAACAAATTCAGCCCGTGCTCTTTTTCCTTCTTCACGCTGTTTTTCAAGATTAGCAACAAGCTCTGCCCTTTTAATTTTCAACATTTCTTCATCAAAAGTAATTCCTGCCTGCCTAACTAATTGTTCAACTTGTTCTGTCCTTGCCTGTTCTTCAAGCAAGGCTTTTTGGGCTAATGTCTTTTCTATATTGGCTATTTCTTTTTCTATTTCTAAATTCTCAGTTACAGATGGAGCTTCTTCAGTCTGCAATAAAGCAGGGAAGGGTGGAATATTTCCTCTTTCCCATTCTCTTTGAAATTCTTTTTGGTCCATATTAGCTATATCTCTTAAGGCTGCTATCATTTGCTCTGGTGCGCCTATCATTAAAAGTCTTTCAAGTAATTCTCCAAGAGGACCTGCTCTCATCCGCTTTACTACCTGTTTCCTATTAGACCAATCTAACTTTTTCAATAATTCCTCTACATCAATAGCTCCTTTTTCATATAAAGCTATTGCTTCTTCTCTTTCTTGAATTTTACTAATCGGCATAGTGCTACCGCTTACCACCATTAACTTAGCTGGGACAATCATTTGAGTTCCACGGATAGGAATAGAAAACTCCTCCCCATCCTTTTCATAATTAATCCATCTGTCTTCTGTATACCAATTCATTACATGGGAAAGATACATCCGTCCTCGCTCCCTAATCATCTTGGAGTAATTACGTATCTTCCCCCTTAACATAGTTGCGGCATGTTCTAAAAGGGCAGCAATAGCTTTATAAGCAATGACATCTCGTCCTGGGGTATGTGCTTGTTCTAGTTCAAATGTGCCTGCTACAAGGAAAAAGAACTCTTTATAAATTTCAAGAGCTTTTATTAAATCTGGAGAAATTTGGGGCGGCTCCATATATCTAATGGCATTTGCTATGGCAGCATTAGTAGGATTGATAATACCTGGCCGATTAGTAAAAGCACTATTTGCCACCCCTGAATTTTTAGGATTTATAATTTTAATTCTGGAAAGTTTATCTTTTATTAGAGTAAACTGGCTTATAGTTTTATCCAATTCTAAATTTAATGCTTCTAATTGCTCAATATCGCTCTGCCCCCATGGATTTACAGGGTCAGTAACACTCTGTGTGAAACTAAAAGGAAATTTATCATAAAGATATGTTTTTTGGGCCTCTTCTTCAGGCAATTCAGGGTTAATAGAAGGATTGGGTTTATCATCAAGGACGAGTTCACCACCATTACATACCGTAACACAGCGGATAAAACCAGGGTATTTAGGTTTTAAAACAGATTGGTAAACTTCTACTTCCTGCCCTTGTATTTTAGCAACAGTTAATTCTTTTTGCTCTACCATTGTGTAATCTTTAACCCAACACTCCACTACTAAACACTCATCAGATTCTCTCTTCCCTTTTCCACTACTACCATGAAGAAAATTTTTAACTACCCCAGCGAAAGTTGAAAAATATCCCCTTTCTTTACCTCCTTTACCTGTTTGAAGTTCCCTTCTATCATCGCCTAACTCTTTTAATATCTCATCGTCAGGGCGTATTTTCTCGGCAAACTTCGGCCATCTCCTACGAGCCTCTCTAAGAGTTAGAGGATAAAAATGAAGCACGGCCTCTGCTTTTTGTATATCTTTGCAATTAACAGGATAAAAACCAAAATAAAAAGGGTCTATTACCTCAACCTCTACCTCGCCTAAGCCAAATTCAAGGTCGGGATTAAAAATTACCTTTTCAATACAACAACCATAAGTCTCTCCATTTATTACAGACTTCTCCAAAACGCTCTGTTGTTCTTGGTCAATCCACCAAAACTCAGCCGTTCTTAATAACTTTTCAAATATATCATCCTGCCCTTCTGGAGGTTCGCCAACACGCCTTACATTAAAGGTAGGATTATTATCTGTTAATAAATTGACTGTGCGTTGTCTGTGTGCATGAATTAAATTTACTGAAACAAGAGGGATTGTTGAGGATTTTCTTTTCCAGTGTTTATTTTTAGTTAACTCATAATTTCTTTTCCACTTGGATGGTAATCCAAGGTTTTCTTTATCTTTAAGAATTTCATAAAGAATTTCAAAGACTTTACGCCCTACATCAGGATGCCCTTCAGGTGGTAACAATTCAGTTGTGAGCTTTTCTTTGGTTTCTACTGTTTCTTTCCTTTCTTCTTCTGACATTTTTTACCTTTCTTTTTCTTTTCCCATGACTTCCTTGCTTTAAGAAGAGAATGAGTGCTCATGTGTCCTCCAAGAGCAAAACGAGAGGAAAATTCCTTTCCGCATACAGGACATTTATACATCTTAACTTCTGTTACTTCTTTCTCTTGAGTTGTTTCCTTTTTATCTGTTTCTGTTACTTTTTTCTCTTCTACCTTTGCCTCTTTCTTTTTTTCTACCTTAATATATCCCTCTGGCGTTAAAACTTTATCGGGATGCAGGAAAGGAATTTTACGACAATAAGGACATAAAAGAGGATTGTCCTTACTTCCATAAACACTGCTGGGATGAAATGGAGGTGGAAACCCATGAGCAGGGTCTTTACTAAGAAACATACTGCCCTTTAAAGGCAGTCTTAAATCTTCGGGATTAAATAGACCTATAGTTTGACGACAAATTTCGCAAATAAGCTTCACTTAGCTCCTTTGCGTTTGCCTATTTTAAGTATAAAAAACTTCAAACAAAAAGTCAAGATTTAATGGTGCTTTCCCTTCTTTCTATTTCTTCTTCCTCCTCTAATGCCTCTTGAAAGGGATCTTTTTCCTCTATTTCAACTTCCTTTGTAGTAGGAGTAACTAAAGTTTGCAGTGGTAGGTTTGCCGAATTTCTGCCAAGTGCATAACCAATTAAAAGAAATACAAGGGCTATGAAAAGAGATAATCCTATTAAAATACCTACATCAAACAGCTCAAACTTTACCATTCCTATTTCACCTCCTTTTATTTTAATGGCAAGGGCATACTGAAATAAGCCTACCATCAGGCAGACAGGCAAACGCATACATTTTTTATTTTCAGCATACCCTTACCTTTGCCTCTATCTTTCTCTTATTGTTCTAACCAAATCTGGAGCGTATTCTTCTTCCTCATTATCAAAAAACCAATCATCAATCCCTAAATCTTTTATAGCTAACCTTTGCTCTACAGTAGCATACCCTTCATAGTCATCTTCTCTTTCATGGCCTTTCTCTAACATCTCTATCCTTCTGTCATGATAAGACTTTTCTTCTTCTGGTGTTACCATTGCAATGGGGTGTGCCATACAAATAAGACAGGCCGCATCGTAGCAGTGGTCTTCCTGTCCACCTTCTATATCTTCAGGGTCATCCTCGCTTACACACAACGCTGGAATAGTTCTGATAAAGTGCCTACAATTTTCATAAACCAATAACATCGGCGGTGCATCATCCAATATCCTTAACCTTTCTCTAAACTGTCTAATTTTAAGCTTTCTATTAGGGTCTCCAGCAGTAAGATAAATTCCATGCTCAGCAAAAATTTCAGCAGTAGAAGGCCCTTGGCCTCCACCTTTATAATCTGGCTTTTTATTAAAGCAATCAGGCCCTGCTAACCGAATTATCTCTCGCCCCCAAATACCCATCTTCTTTTCACGCTCAATAACCCCCTGTGCTATTTCAGAGTCTGTTAATCTTAATCCTGTATTTGGTGCTTCTCCACATCCATACCATTCCGCAAAAAGATATATTCTTCCATCTCCATCAACCCACCACCACTGCCACGCAAAAGGAGCGCCAAAGCCCCAGTCAAAAGTTGAATATAAAGGAGCACCCCTAGGAATAGGCAGTGGCTTAATGACATGGTGTTCATAGCTAAAATTAAAAGCCTGCCCTACAAAAACATCCCAATCCCCTTCTAACCAAGCTCTCCTAAGTGCTGGGTCTTTAATGGCTCTTAAACGATTAACATACTTAGGGTCTTTCTCACAAAGAATTTTATTATCCTCTAACTTAGAAAAAATAAAGACTTTGCTCTCACCATCCTTATCATAAGTAACCTTCCCGTAAGGAGCTGCTTCCACAAACATCATCTTAATAATATTTGAACCAGGCCCACCAGGGTTGCCAGTAAGAAACATATGACAGGGCACACCGTGAGGCGACCTTAAACACGCCTTTAACTTGTCAATCATTTGATAAAGAAAAGGAAAGTTTTGAGCCTCATCAATAGATATTTCTGTGTATTGCTGCCCTTGAAAGCTATCCACCATCTCCAAGTGAGTTACCGCTGTCATTGTAACCAAAGCCCCATTACGAAACCTAATAAAATTGGTTTGATGGTCTCCACCCGTTCTTTCAGCAGGCAATCCCTGACTAATTAACTCATCAATCCTTCTTCTTAACTCACCAAAATCCTTGAACTTCCTTCTTATAATTAACCCATTCCATGCCTTACCATACCTCTGAGCACCTAATAAATGCCTTCCTAATAAACAATCAGATTTGCCACCACCCCTAGTTCCACCAAAAAAAATTAAATCACACGGACAGGTAGCAGCAGCAGTCTGAGGACCCGGTTGAGGTCTCCAAAAAACCTTCATTGTTACCTCCTAGCTTTTACAATAGGAGTTACAAACCCGCACTTCATACATTTAAAAAACTCAACAGGCAATAACTCTTTCATTCCTGTTCTAGATAAAACAGCAGGCACTTCCTTTAAATAATAAACCGTTGTAAATTCTTCTCCTTTACATTTAGGGCATTGAAAGTTTTCAAGCTGATTTAAATTAACATGAGCCTGTTTGGGATGATTATTCATGTAAGCCTCCTTGTTTAAAATAAAAAAATTTTGTGGGGGTGGGAACTTTAGATACTATATAACGCCTCCGTCCCATTTTTTTCTGGGTGCGCAGCAGGCTTTTTATCTCACTGATTTTAATAAAGCAGGGATAAAGCAGGACTGGTAGTGTCTCGTCATAACAATATCTTAAGTATTTCAGCGCATCAAAAAGGCGGGAAATGCAGAGCTGATGCAGGTTTTCAGGAATTTTATGCTGAATTTGAAAGGGTTTGTAAATTTGACATAATGGAACATTATCCGACATAGGCCATTTTCCTTGGTTTTTCCGCCTATTCATTCTTGCATAGAGGTAGGAGTTTTTTTGGAGAATGGCCATCTTTTTGTGTGGATTTGTGTTTCTCACTTCTACTTTCACCACTCCTATAACTACAACTCATTTTCTCACTTTCAGTCTCTAACTTTCTCTCAGCTACATTGGAAAGGTCACTTTCACGGTCATTGTCTTGCATGGTCAACCTTCTCTTTTCTCTCTGTCTCTGAGCTTCTAAAACCTGTGCCTCCCACTCTGCTATTGATGTAGGGGTAGGTGGAGCATCTGCCATCAAGTGAATTGGCTTTTCTGGGTCACCTTTCAGGTTCAGGCTGGGTTCATATACGCCACACACTTTTAAGGATAATTCAAGTGCCTTCAACGCCGCTACATATTTTTTCTGTTTCAACGCTTCACGATATATCTTAAGTAGCTTTCTCACTGCACTTTTCTTTGTAACTTCAGCGACAGCAATTTCTGCTTCTAGCTGTTCTTTCTCTTCTTCATTCTCTTTTTTCTCACGCAGAAACCGTGAGACAGCAAATTTGCCTTTGAGGTTTTTTGGCCACTCGTCCACTGACATCCTATATAATATATATATTAAAATATCTAATATGCAAGGGATACTAAAAAAATAGCTTCATATTTCAATTCTAAGCAAAGTTTCAAGACAAAGACATATAAAGTATTGCGTTGCAGTTTTAATCAAGCTTACAAGTTAAATATGTGCGAGTTTTGTTAAAAAGTTTAGGTAGTGTGGGTTTCAAGGAAATTAAAAAGAGGCTTGACAACAAAATTTAGTTTTGGTAAGATTAGGGTATCATGGGAAGGGAAGGAGGTGATAAAATGAAAATAAAAAGAATAGCTATAGTTGAAACTTTTGAAGAGGCCGAAGATTTGGCCTCTGAGTTGACGGCTAGCGGGAATTTTATTGAAGTCTGCTACTTTAGAGCAGACGATGGCCTTTACGAAGTCTGGGTTGAAGAAAAGTAAACCCAGGCTTCTTTTTTATTTTGGAGAAAGGAGGTGAGATAAAAGTGACAGGGACGGCAAAAATTGCAAAAGTAAACGGGGAAATCTGGGTCACTATTAGCTCTGATGAGACTTCTCTGAAAAAACTTGAAAAAGAAGCTAAGTCACATGGTTTTAAAGCTGAGCTTGATTTGAGTTGGTCTCCTACTCTATTTTTGAAGCAGAATAAAATTAATGTTGATATACTCAAAAAAGCATTAGAAGCTAAAGGGCTTGAAGTTACTATTTTATAGGAGGTAATTCACCCGCCGTGCCCACCGTGGCAGGTAAAAATAACGGTGGAATAAAATAAATTCCTTCCCAAGCCAGCGCCATTTAGCAAGGGGAGGGGAAAGGAGGAAAAAATGTTAGATAA